CTATCGGGCCAGGAGGCCGGGAGCGTGCGCCAGCAGGAAAGCTGCGCCCCATGAGAGCGACGGCGCGAACATCCACCAGAACGCGTCGTCCGGGAATTCGCCCTCGCGCTTCCACGCGATCAACCCGCTGATGACGACGCCCAGCGTCGCCACGATCGCCACGAGCCCGCCGACGATCCAGAGCAGCAACAAGCCCAGGCAGCCATCGCCGCGGCACTGCCAGCTCAACACCGAGGCGGTGCCGGCGAGAAGGGCGGACAACATCGCGCCCGTGGCGCCGGTGATTACACGCTTCCTTGCCATCTCGTGTCCTTCATGAAAAAGCCCCGAAATCCTGCCCTCCGATGATCAAGCATGGCGAAACGGACGCGCATTCTTTCTCGATGCTCGCGGATAGGGAGCCGAGAACCTGCTCTAGCGAGGCGGGGCGTCCGGTGAGATATCCCTGAAGCTCGTCGCATCCGTGGCTCAATAGCCATTTTCGCTGATCCTCGTGCTCGACCCCTTCAGCCACTACCTTCAGTCCTAGACCATGGGCCAGGCGGATCAGCGACGCGCAAATCAGCGCTTGCCGGTCATTGAGGAATATCTGGCCGATGAACGTGCGGTCGAGCTTGATCGCATCGGCCGGCAACCGGTCCAGGTAAGAGAGCGAATTGAAGCCGGTGCCGAAGTCATCGATGGCGACATGGACGCCCATGTAGCGAAGATAGGCAAAGCTCTTCCGCCACGAGGCGTCATCGTCGATCAGCGCCGATTCGGTGACCTCGATGCCGAGGCATTCCGGGCCGACGCCATGCCGCTCGCTCAGCTCCAGCAGGTCCCCGGGCAGGTGGGCGATGACGGAGGCGATGGCCGGCACGTTGATGGTGACAAGGCAGCTCACGCCGCGCGCACGAAGGGTAGTGACCGCTTCGAACGAACGCTTGATCACGAGGCGAAGAAGATCCCTGCTCAAGCCGGCGCTCTCAGCGATCGGGATGAACTCGGAGGGCGGCACAGGCTCGCCCTCCAGCGTCCATCGCGACAACGCTTCGTACTTTCGGGAATAGGGAGTGCGTGCGGCTTCCGCGGCAGGAACAATCGGCTGGAAGTGGACTTCAACCTCTTCATCCCGTATCGCGCGTCGCAGCTCGACGGCCAGTTGGCGCCGGCGTCGCGAGCGGTCGCCGAGTGCCGCGGTGTAACTGGAAGGTAGCGACGGGTCGCTATCGCTGCTTCGCGATCTTGCCGCTAGCCCAGCGCACGCGATGATCTGCTCGGCCTGGTGCCCGTCCTGGGGAAAGCGCGACAGGCCGGATCGCAATGCCAATTGCCACTGGCCCCCTTCGGCGGGGACCGGTCGTTCGAGGAACGCGCTGGCCTTGACGATGAGGCTGCGCAAGCCTGCCGGTTGAGCGCTGGCCACCAGGATGCAGTGGGGCGCTTGGAATCCCCAGAGGCCTTCTTCTTCCGTGGCTTGCAAGTGGGCGATGATCTCCTTGGCGACTGCAAGCGCGACGCTATTGCCGAATAGCTCGGAGACCTCCACAAGGCCTTGCAGGCGCAGGCTGGCAATCTCATAAACCGGGCCCAGAAGCCCGGAATCGAGCATTTGCGCCAGCGAGCGCGGGTTGAGCAAGCCCGTCGCCGCGTCGTGGCTTGCCATGTGTTCCAGCGCCTGGGTCATCGTGGTGAAGGTGCTTACATCCTCCACCAGGGCCAGGCGCAGGCCACATCCATGCGGCAATAGGTCAACCGTGGTGACCCGGACATCCAGCAGCGCTCCTTGCTTGGTCAAGTGTTGCCAGACCCTGGACTTGTTCGCGTCCAGGCGGTCCTTGCTGCGCGCCAGCAGCGTTACGCCTGGCCGCGCTTCATCAGGGCGTATGTCGAGAATGGTCATCTGCTCGAAATCCGCCGGGCTGTAGCCGTAGTGGCCGACGGCGGCCTCGTTGACCCAGATGAACCGCAGGGTATGGATGTCGTAGACCCACATGGGCAGTGGGCTGGCCTGGAGGAAGTGTTGGAAGTTTGAGGGGTCGAACATCACGGCGCTCCAGCAACAGGCCCCTGGTTCCAAGCGGAGATCAACACGGCAGGAGATGGCTTTACTCGGCAGCGGCCCCGAGTCGTCAAACTTGAGCGTCGGTTGTGTCGGGAAAGCGTCCACGGCGCAGTCTTTTGCCCCCAATGGCGAGATGGGAGCGCTGGCATCGTGCCCGTCAGGGAGGTGGCATGAATACGATAGTCATGCGACTGAGGGTGGGCGCCCCACTTGGGCTGGCATGCGCTCACGCGCGCGCCCCGTCGCACATGAAAAAGGCCGGAAACCCTGCTATTGCAGATGTTTCCGGCCTTTCTCGGACCTCATCGGCCCTTGCATTGGTGGAGGTGGGCTCTACCTCGATGCGGCGCTAAGTCCCTGTCGTAAATGGAAATTAGAGAGATGGCCGTCCCGAGTTACCCCCACTGTTACCCCCGTGACGCTCAGTCTTCCTTCCCGGACTTAAGAAGGGGCTTGCCCGCGCTAGCCAGTTTTGCGTTGACCTCGTTACGACGACGATCGAGCAGGGCAGGTTGGACGAACACGAAATCCAGCAGGGCGGAAAGCACTTCCAGCGCCCATTCGGCCTCGCCCGGCTCAACCTCTACGATACGGTCCACATCCTGGTATTTGATCGGATGAGCCGCGAAGTTACCCGCGACGCGGATCTGATCTACGGCATTGGTTAAGTAGCTAGGCGCCTTCGACTCCGTAATGAAAGCCTCAATCTCGAGATCAAGGCTCCTCTTCTTGATGCCCAATTCATTGTGCAGAATGTTTTGTAGAAGCCGACGAGAGAGGGCCGCACTGGCCTTTGGAGAAATTTCCAGTAGCTCGGCCGCCTCATTGAAATCGGCTGCATAGTTCGCCGGTACTTCAGCGGGAACGACGTATGTTTTGCCTTTTCGCTCGGGGAACAGGATCCTTGCGGAGCGCTCGCCAAACAACATCGTACGGCCCTCACTGTCCGTGAGAGACCCGCCCGATGCTTGCAGAATGATGTGCCTCCTGCAGGTGGGATTGGGGCACATATACAACCGATATTCGTACGCAGTGCCGTCTGGATCCTTGACGGTGTCGACGAGTCTGGGTTGAGGATGAAACTCTTTAAGGCAGCTTGGGCATTCCATCTTTGGCGGCCAGTCCGTACGAGGGACCAGAGTTTATCCCAAGGCAGCTCAGGCAACTCGGGCCCTGATCTGATCCTCAATCCACTCCTCAACTTCGGCTTCAACCCACGCTGACAGCGTGCCCAGATGCACCGGCTTCGGAAAGCTTCCATCCCTGACGCGCGCGTAGAGCGTTGACTTGGAGAAAGCAACGCGCTTCAAGACTTCGGGGAGGCGCAGAAGGCGCTGAGGCGTGTTCGTGTGGATCATGGGGTTATCTCCAGGATGTAGCGGGTATCGATCGCCCAGCCGGCCTCACGCGCGCCGAGGAGGCGCAGCTCCGCGGCATCGAAGTCGTCCAGGCCGAGCCAGGCAATCGCGGCGTCAATGTGCTGGGGCGAGAAGGTGCGCGCGCTACAGAACATGTCGTAGACGGTTCGGGGCGCGCACTGCCACGGCGCGGCCAGGTCCTGCATGCGGCGGCCGTCCTCGCGCAGGTGCCGGCGCAGCACCTGCCGGACGCTGACCTTGCCGAGCGGGACGCGGATCGGCCGGCCGGCGCAGGCCATGCCGTTGTGCGGTGCTTGGCGGGGAAGGGTACGGGCGGCGTCAGCCATGACCCACCACCCCGCGGCGGACAGAAACCGTCCGATAGTGCTTAGCCCAACTGATCCCGAAGCGACAAGAAAGACCCCCCGAAGCACAAAACGAGGTAGATGCACCAGAAGAACAAATGCGACCAGAACTCCTCTTCACTGTCCTTGCGGTGATGCAGCCCGTGGAACTTCCTATCGCGGATAACGTCGTGACGTATCGCCCGGACAATTTCTCGTAGGCACCAGAAGCCGGCGGCAAAACCGATGCAGATAAACACCCACGCCTCGCCTGGAAATGACACGAGTTCTTTGCTCCCATTAGCCGGCATGTGCCAGCGACTTGTGAAATGGAGAAGGGTCGCAGCGAGTCTGCGCCGTCCCGCCCTCGCGCGGACTTTACCTGATTCGGATTGACCCCGAGCGCCTCGGAAACCGTCATGCTGCCTTCCTCTGGAACAGGCGCCACCACCACGGGCGGCGCAGGTGGTCGATTTCGGCACGGAGCCGGATGTTGTCTTCGGTGACGGTGGCCACCTGGTCGCGCAGCTGCTCCTTCGTCGGCTGGCGCATGCGCCTCGGCGGTTTGGGGAAGAGCTGGTCGGTCATGCGACCCCCAGCGGCAGGCCGGGCTGCGCCGCGCGAACGCGCGCTTCGGCCATCTGCGCATATAGGGGGTTCAACTCACAGCCGACCCAGTGCCGACCGAGTCGTGTCGCAACCACCGCCGTAGTCCCAGCGCCCAGGAACGGATCCAGCACGACCGCACCCGGGGGGGCGCCAGCGAGCACGCAGGGCTCGATGAGGCGTTCCGGGAACGTCGCGAAGTGCGCCTGCTTGAAAGGCATCGTGGGCACGTTCCATACGCTGCGCTTATTGCGCGTTCCGTCGTACGTCGTGTCTTCGCGATCAGGACGATGGGTGCCGCTGCTCTGCCCGTGCTGTGCAAACCCGCGCTTCGACCTCTCGCGTTTGAATGTCATCGCATTGCCGACGGCCTTCATCGGGCCGTTGGTCTTGCCAGGAACGCGATCGCTACCGCCCTGCTGGTCCAGCGTTGGCTGGGTGAGCCGGGCGATACTGCTTTCCGCGAGCGGCTCGGCGATGGCCTTGGCGTCGAAGTAGTAGCGCGGCGACTTGGTCAGCAGGAAGAGGTACTCATGCGACTTGGTGCAGCGGTCCAGCACCGACTCCGGCATCGGGTTAGGCTTTGACCAGATGATGTCCTGGCGCAGATACCAGCCATCGGCCTGCAGAGCAAACGCAACTCGCCATGGGATGCCTATCAGGTCTTTGTGCTTTAGCCCAGCAGGAACCCGTGAGGAGCGGCGTGCATGCGCTTGGCGCACCGCGACGTGAGGGGCGATACTGCCCTGCAGCCCTGCTGCGCCCACGCTGCCGTTCGGCTTGCTCGCGTAGCTGTCGCCTAGGTTCAGCCACAACGTTCCGTCGTCGCGCAGCAAGCGGCGGACCTCCCGGAACACTACGACGAGCGCGTCGACGAATTCCTCCGGCGTCGGCTCCAGCCCGATCTGCCCATCCACGCCGTAGTCGCGCAGCCCGAAATAAGGCGGCGAAGTGATGCAGGTTTGGACCGACCCATTGGCCATGCCGCGCATGATTTCCAGGCAGTCGCCGACGTGGATCACCCGCGCACCGCCTTCTGCACCTTGTCGCGCTCGGCCTGTAGGGCCGGCAGCACGTTGAGGCGCACGAGGTGATCGGTCTGGGCGGCTTCGCTTGCCCTGGCGACGGCCCAATCCAGGGCCGCGAGCCGGTCGTTCAGGTGGGTGTCGCTCATGGCAGAATCTCCTCCGGGCATAGGGGGATGAGATGGCGCACGAATGGATTCATGGCTTCTCGCAGTGCTGGCCACCAGGAACGAAATGCGAGGTCTGGTGGGAGGCGTGGTCTGTCGTCGTCGCGGCCCTGTCGCTTGGAGTGGCAGTGCTGACAATGGCAGTGACCGCCGTTTCGGCCGTGGCCGTTTTCTTTCTGGGCAGGGCAGCCAATCGGCTCGCCGCCGACACAGAACAGAGGTCCGTTGCCCTCCGGCGGCGCGAAGCGCGGGTCCTTGCCGGATATCTTTTGCCTGAAGTGCGTCAGGCCGCGAGTGCAACCGGTCGGTTGCTCGACAGTCTTGAACCTTTGTCTGGCGAGGACTTCATTCTCGAGCGCACGCGCATCGCGCTCCTCGAGCAGGTCGACGCACAGCAGATGCCGCTGACCGCTTCCGCGGTGGACCGCCTTCATGTCTTGCCACCCGGCGCATGCGACACCATCACTGACGCGCTGGGTAACTTGGGGCTGGCCCTTAAGGCGGCGAGGGGCTTTCAGGGCAGCCGGCGAGGAGTCGATGCCGACCTTTACGTCGTGGTTCTTAAGGCGCATGTTCAGGCTGCCCATGAAGCTCTGATCGGCGCTCTCTCCGAACTTAACGCCATCCTTGGGATTGGACGTTAAGCGAGTCACGCCTCGACTCCCATCGCTTCTAGGTCGATCTCGTCGACCTTGTCGCGCAGCTGGTGGCAGGCCCGGCGCAGTCGCTGGGCGACGGTGCGGATGTCCTCGCAGGCGAACACCGTGAGCACGTGCATGTGCATCGCGCGGCGGTGATCGCGGCGGTACAGGCGCCAGGTGATGGCGCTGCCGTCCTCGGTCGGGAAGCGGCCCCAGGCAAAGCCCATCGTTTCCTTCGGCCGGCGGCGGGTTGCGTGGGGGCTCACGCGGCGTACCTCAGTGGGGTGCCACGATCGACCGGTCCGTGCCAGATCGAGGTGGCGTTGTTCAGGCGGACCTGCTGCGGGTCGACGCGCACCGGCGCCAGCTGCGCGCGGGCGCGCTGGATGTCGGCCTCGCACACGCGGCAGGTGGAGCGGCGGCGCTGCGCCGGCGGGAAGTGATCCACCGGCAGGCGGCGGCAGCAGCTAGAGCAGGTGCGGTGCTCCATCACGCGGCCCATGGCAGCGCCTCGGCGACGGCGGCCTTGGCCAGCACGCGCTGCATAGCCTGGCACATGGCCGGCACCTGGGCGGCGTCGTAGAGCTTGGCCGCGCGCTCGCTGCCGACGGGCAGGAAGCCGAGCTGGGCCAGGCCCTCGGCACTGATCGACAGCGGCGCGATGGCGGCGTTCAGATCGCCGAGCTTGATCCGCACCACCGGCCGATCCGCCGGCTGCGCCATGGTCTGCGGCGCGGTCGAGGACGCGACGGCGGCGGGCGCCACGTCCGGCTGATTGGCCTTTGCGGCCTCAATCTCGTTGCGCTGGGCCTCGGCCTCGCGCTGGCGCTGCTCGCGCTCCAGGCGGTCGGCTTCCTCTTGCCGGATCCGCTCCCGTTCGGCGTCCAGCCTGGCCTGCTCCTTCTGCTGGTGCTCGGCGATCCGCGCGGTGATCAGGTTGCCCAGGTCCTCCGGCTGCTTTTGGGCGCACAGCTGCACGGCGTCCGGGAAGAGGGTTCCGTAGGTGCCGACCTCCATCTCGAGCACACGCATGCACGCGCGCACGCGCTCGGCGGTCTGGCTGGCGGCGACCTTGTGCTGCGCGGCCAGGCTGTCCACGGCGTCCTGCATGCTCGACAGGGAGCGCTTGCCCTTGATGGCCGCGCCGAGGTCGGCGGTGATCTCGCGCAGCGGCACCGGCAGCGCGTGCGCGCCCATGCTGGCGTTGATCTGCTGGTAGTGGGCGATCACCGCCTGCTTGCCGGCCTCAACGATCTCGCCGCGGCGCTTCTCCTTCTCGGCGGTGACCAGCTTGTCCAGCTGAAGGCGGGCGCGCTTCATCTCGGCGCTGATCTCGTCGATCGTGCGCATGACCGCATCCACATCGGCCATCTGGCCCAGGATCTGGTCCTTGGTCGCCTCCAGCTTCTCCTCGCCGGCCTTGAAGGCCTTCACCGTCAGCTCGGCCGTGGCGAAGTCGTCGTCCGTGCGCAGGTCGGTCTTCACCGCGGCGATCACCGCCAGCGCCTTCTCGCGGAACTCGGCCAGGTTGGAGAACTCCACCATGCCCCGCGCCACGACGGACAGGGCCGGCAGCGAGTCCGGCGCGCGGCCGGCCGGAGCCGGCGCTGCGGCAGGATGAGCGCCGGGCTCGTACGCCGCCACATCGGCCTCGAACTGCTCCCAGCCGGCGACGAGCCGGGCGCGCAGCTCGGCGTCCGGGTAGTACCAGCAGTGGCGCTCCTCGGCCAGTGTGTCGTCCGCGTTCCACTTCGACGCCATGAACAGCACGCGCTCGGCACCCGAGACCAGCAGCTGGTGCTCCATCTGGACGCGGTAGAGCAGCGGCAGGTCCGCGCCAGTGCAGCCCTCCACCATGGCTGCGCGCAGTGTGTCGTTGAGCGACTTGTGCTCGAACGCGGTGTCTTCCAGGAGCGTCAGGCCGTCGAAGCTGGCCGAATACTTTCCCTCGGTGCCGGTGACCGGGAACAGATCCTCGCCGACGATCTGCTCCGCCAGCGGCCGGGCCAGCGCCTCGTAGCGGTGGCCGGCGTCAAAGATGCGCTGGCGCTCGGCGTCGATCTCCTCGCCAACGCCGGTGGCCACCTCGCGCACCAACTGCGCGCGGGTCTTGTAAGAGCTGCAGCCCATCATGGCCGGCGCGTCGCTGGCGTTGAGGTGCTGGGCGCGGTGGGCATGCCATTCCGGCGTGCCCTGGATCAGCTGGACGATTTTCATGCCTGGCCCTCCGCGTCGATGGCCTCATCGGGCAGCGGGAAGTCCGGGTTCTGTTGGCCAGCCGCCGGCTCGGACTCGCCGGCCTCGGCCGGGGCCTTCTCGCCGCACGCCCGGATGGCCGCCTTCTGCCCCTCGCTCAGCGCGCCCTTCGTCTCGGCCATGGCGATGATCTCGTCGGCGGACTTGCGCCCGGATTCGATCACGCCGCGCCACGTGGGCAGGTTCTTCTCGAACGCCTCGGCCGGATACGCCGCAGGCTCCTTGCTGGCGACGACGGTTGCCACGACGCGGCCGCCGTCGGCACCTGCCGCCGGAATGTCCATGACCTCTTCGGCAATCGGCATGCCCTTCAACACGTCCGGGAACACGTCGCGCAGCGCGAAGGCACGGGCGCGCATCTGGCGCATGCGCTTCGGATACTGGGTCCACGGTCCCTGCTTGCCGGACAGGCCGGCAGCCTTGGCGTCATCCATGCTGAAGGTCCTGACCTCTTCAGCCTCGCCGCGGCGTTTCACGCGGCACGTGGCCGCCTTGCCGTCGTCGGTCTCGGAGATGTACTCGCACAGCGGAGAGCTGCGCACCAGGGCGATGACCGCGTCACCCCACAGCGCCGCTCGGCCGTTCACCACGGCAATGTTCTGCAGTGCCTGCAGCGGCTTAAGGCCGAGCTCCGCACCCCACTGGATCGCGATCAGGCAGTTGGCCGGCTTGCCCTTGAAGTCCTTGGGAACCAGGTCGCTATCGGCGAGGTAGTTGCAGAAGGTCAGGGCCTGCTCGAAGGTCTGAGGGCTGAGGTCGAATTGCTGGCGCGCAGCCGGGGCAAGCGCGGTCTGCGGCTGGAGCTGGGCATTCACGGTCGGATGTCTCCTGCCGGCGGCGCCGGCGCGGTGGGAATGGAAAGCCGGTTACGTCTCCGGCGAGGCGCACCGCGTGGCGGCTCCTCCGTGTGCGGCACCGTAGGGGCGGTGCAGGTTGGCCAGCGCGTGGGGAGGCGCGCCGACCGGGGGGATCACGCCGCCTGCGCGGCCGGTGCTTCGTCGATCAGCCGGTACGGGTACTTCTCCGTCTCGTGCCGGATGTGTTCCTTGAAGTGACGGCCCAGCGACTCGGCGTTCTTGAACAGCTCGAAGTCGGCGGCGGTGAAGTTGTCGTACTCGTACAGCGCCGCCGGCTTCTTGTTCTCGCCGTAGCCGCGCCAGAAGCGCACCGCCAGCGTGTTCGTTTCCGGGTCGTGGCCGATGGAGTGGATCTGCGAGGACTCCACGTCCTGCATCTGGATGCGCGCGCTCATGCTGCGTTCTCCAGGTCGCCGGCGGCGGCGCCCTCCAGCTGGCTGGCCTCGGCCGCCGCCGCCTCGTCGTCTTCGTCGTCCGTCAGGTCCGCCTGCGCTGCACCGCGCTTCGGCGCGATCAGGGTGAGCAGCACGTCCTCGCGCACGAGCGCGTCGGACAGCTCCGCCAGCTCGGACGGCTCGACCTGAGAGGAGGCGGTGAAAGTCATCTGCACGCTGCCGCCTTCCTTCGGTTCCAGGACGAAGCGCTTGAGCGCGACATCCACCAGCACGATGGGTTCAGCGGCTTCCAGCAGCCCGGCGATCTGCAGCTCGTAGCCCTTGAACTCGTGGCTGAGCTTCAGCGGCTCCAGCGCCGGATGCTTCACCTCGGTGAGGCGGTCGCCGCCGATGGACGGCAGCTCCTGCTGCTCGCCGGAGCCCGGCTTGCGGAACAGGTCCTGGCGCAGCGTGGGATCGAAGGCGTCCAGCACTTCGTTGCTAGCGCTGAGGGTGAACTTCACGTCGGCGGCCAGGCGGCGCTCGTCACCGTGGCGCTGGATGCGCTGGTTGACGTTGGCGATGGACGCCTCGTGTTTCTCCAGTTGGAACATGGGTAGACCTCGTCGGATTGTGCCGGCGGCGCCGGCGGGGCTCAGTGCGTGTCGTCGCGCGGCAGCACGGGACGGATGAAGTCGATCGAGCGCTTGCGCAGGAAGTCGCGGCACGCGCGCAGCAAGCGCCACAGCACGATCAGCAGCAGGAAGGCGGCGACCGGGAACACCGAGTGCGCCTCGACGATCAGGCAGCGGCGCAGCAGGTCGGTGAGGAAGCCGGTCAAGAAGGCCCAGGCGAAGACGCGGGGCAGGGCGCGCAGGTTCAAGACGCACCCCCGACGCGGGCGAGGGCGCGCCGTACTTTGGGAAGCAGACGGAGAACTTCTGGCTGCTGGTCGTGCGCTTCGAGCAAGCGAGCCAGGTGGTAAGCCAGTTCAGGGGTCATCTTGCGACGCAGGCGATCGCGCTTGAAGTGGTCGTACTCCTCCTGCACGCCGTACTCGGTGAGCGTGTAGTCGAGCAGCCGGCCGCAGTCCTCGCAGTGACAGCAGCCGTCGTTATCCTGCGGCCAACCGCCGTCCACGAACGCGGCATGCCCGGCATCCACGTGCTTCTGCGCACACTCGCGGCAGTACGACGGCCCCTGATCGGCGTCATCGCCTCCCAGCCAGCACGGGTACGGAATTTCTGCCGGGCGGGCGATGGCATCAAGTCGCTGAACGACCGCCAGCACATCGACAGGGTCGCTCATGCCGCACCGCCAGGCACGAAGCCGCCGAAGGTGCGCGGGCGCAGGTCCTGCCGCGCGGCCTGGATCGCCCAGGCGCTGCTGGCGCCCTCGCGCATCAGCTGCAGGGCGTGGCCGAAAGCGCGCAGGCGAGCCTGCTCGTCGCGGCCAAACCGGCGCGCCATGTCGCAGGTCGCCTCGCGCACGGCGTTGAGTTCGCGGGCGTTGCACGGCAGGGTGATCACCGCGGCGCTCACGAGAACACCGCCTGGATCAGCAGGGAGAAGATGGCGCCGGCGAGCATGCAGCCGCCGGCGAACCAGGCGCTGGCCACGCGGAACTCCCTGTCGACCCGGCGGATCTGCTCGGCCAGGTCCGGCAGGTCGGCCGGCTGCGGGTACACCGGCAGCGGCGCGGTGTGGCCGTCGGCGGTTGCCGGCGTGCCGGTCCAGGCGCCTTCGCCCCAGAGGTCGGCGTTGTCATGCTCGATCACGTTCAGGCCCTGGCTCATGCCGCCGCCTGCCAGGGCATGGCGCGCGCGGCGCTCGGCGCCGGAACGTCAGTCAGCGCCCGGGCCATGGCCTCGCCGTAGCGAATGTCGACCTCGGGGATCAGGCGGCGGTGGCGCAGCGCGTGCGCGACCTCCAGCGGGTCAACGGCGGCCCAGCGGACCCAGCCGTCCATGCACTGCTCGTTGGAGCAGGGCACGGTGTAGTCGTGCTGGGGGTCCGGCCCGAAGCCGTAGCGGGGCCCGTCATTGCGGACGAGGTAGCCGTCGCCTTTGCAGACCTGACACATGCGCTCGGTCTGGCTGTTGCGGGCGGCTTGGCGGTGGCGATTGGCCATCGAGGTCTCCGCGCCACGTCCCCGGTCGGGAATCCGGGGTTCTTGGTGGCGACGGGACAAGATTAGGGGCGCTAATTTCCGGTGTCAATAGGGGCGCTAATATTTCTCTCGGCATGGGCCCGGTATGCTGGGTGCTTGGAATCAGGGGAGATAGCTGTGCAAGGACGACTTGGCCTATTGGGAGCGGCAGCGGCGCTCATCGCGCTGGCAGGGAGCGGGTGCGTGATGCCCACGAAGCAGCCAGCTGTGGCGGAAGTGAGAATGGTGCCGGCGGAGCGCGTGTTCTCACTTCGCGATCAGGGCGCGTCGAAGGGTGAGGTCGTCATTACCCGCGACGTGGGTCTAATCGGAAGCGGCTGCTACCTGGGCATCTTTGTAGATGGGGAGGAGGCTGCCCGACTCGATACCGCAGAGCAGCTGCGACTTCAGTTGGCGGCAGGCAGGCACGTAATGACGCCGCGTCCTATCGGCGGCCGAGCACTCTGCGGTGCGTTCTTCGATGAAGAACGAGCGAAAGCGCGTGCGCGCTCAACTGAGATTGTCGTGGAGCCTGGCCAAAGCCGACGTTATCGCATCCACACGAATACCGATGGTGAGTCGACGTTGGAGCCAATCCTGTAACATCGCCCCGATGCTGGTCTGGGCTCAGTCGGCCCAGCCGCCGATCCAGTGGACTCGTCCGATCACGGTGATGGGCGATCGGGTGGAATCCATACGCCTGGGCTTCTTCCAATTGTGATCGCCCGCAGGGTTGTCGCTGGCAAAAAACACGATGCCGTCAAGCACTGTGGCGCGTTTCACGAGGTACTCCGGGTTGCCGTTCCCGTGGAGTTGTACCAAGTACAAGACGCCGTCGACCACGCGGGTGTCGGATGTGTCGAACAGGATTGCATCGCCATCCTTGATCGTCGGTTCCATGCTGTCGCCCCTGCCGTAGTACACGGCGAGGGGACGGCCGAAGATTCCGCGTCGCCTGAGGCTAGTGGCCTTGAACTTCAGCTTGTGTGTCTCCGCATACTCATCGGCCTCCGCGCCATTGCCCAGGCCAGCCGCCTGCGAGTAGCCAGTCACGTCTTCCCACTCGGCTTCCGTGGGCGCGCTGGCCCCCAGACGTTGCTCTGGCAGGTCTGAGCGAATGTCCGTGTCCGCTATGCCGAGTGCCTGGCAGAAGGCCATCAGCGTCCGGTAGTTCATCGGAATGCGGCCGTTGAGGTACTGGCTGATGGCGCCCTGGGTTATCCCGAGCTCGTCGGCGAGCTTCTCCTGGGTCAGTCCGAGATCGCGCGCGCGGGCTTGCCAAGCCGCCTTCAGGCGGGCGGCCGCGGCTACGTCCTGTGGGGTGGGCTTTGCCCGTCGGGTCGAATCCATATCAGCAACGCTAATGAACACGGTCAGCCCTTTCCATGAGGGGCGCTATTGACGAAAGAATTAGGGGCGCTAATATGAGCCCATGGACCTCGCCACCTATCGACAGGAACAGGGCCTGTCGCAGGCCGCTCTCGCGGCTCTGCTGACAGCGACCGGATCGCCAGCCACGCAAGGGCTCGTCTCCCAGTGGGAGAAGGGGACGGTGTTGATCCCGCCTGAGCGCTGGGCGGTCATCGAGCGCGTGACGGATGGGCGCGTGACCCATCGGGATCTGCGGCCTGATCTGTTCCCGCGCCCCGAAGGAAAGGAGGCAGCCTAAATGGTGTCCCTGTCGGTGATCTGCTCGGCACCCTCGATCAAGCCAAAGGCCACGGTTGCGCGGTTCAGGTCGTCTCCGTTGCCGAGTAGGGCGTCGGCCGCGCTCCTGGCCACCTGCGCAATTTCGTCTCGGATTTCCTCGGCATCGCCCCCTCGCTCGATGAGTGCGCGCAACGCGATCTCGATCGCCGATAGGCGGCCGAGAATGGTTAGTCCCTGGTTTTTCCAGTCTTCCATGTTCGTCTCCGGTAGCGGTTGTGGTGGGTCGCACCCCCAATCCTACCGGCAGGCGGGCGCCTTCCGTGGCCACCGCCTCACCCCTTGCGCAGCAGGCGGACGTGCATCTGGCCGTCCGCCCACCGCAACCCGAACACGTTTCCTCCGACCCGCACGATCGTCACGACGTTCGGGGCTCGCTTCCTTGCCGCTTTGATCCTTCGCTGCAGTTCGTCCATGGCGCACAGCCTGCCGGACTGCTCAGTTTCGAACCACGTTCAGGTATCCCGTCCATGAACATCCTCGACGCCGCGCACAAGACCGTTCACGCCTACCCGGGCGGATCGGAGTCGCTGGCCCCGCGCATCGGCATGTCCGCCGCGGTGCTGCGCAACAAGGTCAACACGAACAACACCACGCACCACCTGACCCTGGCCGAGGCCAGCGAAATCATGGGGGTGACGGGGGACGACCGGATCCTGCACGCGCTGGCGTCCGAGCATGGCTACACCTTGCAGCGCGCCGAAGCGCCGGCGCACGGCACCGTGATCACTGCGCTGCTGGCCGCGGCCTCGTTGAAGGGCAAGCTGGCCGCGATCGTCGCCGAAGCGCTCGAGGACGGTCGGATCACCCCCAACGAGGCGCGCGAGATCGCCGAGGTCTGCGGTGATACGCAGGCCGTTATCGCCCAGGTCGCGCAGCTCGCGCGCGCTGCGGCGGAGCGGGGCATGCCGGCATGAACACCGACCAGATCGCAGCCGACATCGCCCGGGAGGGCTCCATTCGTCGCCTTGCCAACGAGTTGCGCGTCGAGCATTGGCTGGAGAACGGGCCAGAGCAGCGCCGCCTGTGGGAGCTGATGCGCGAGAAGAGTTTGGCGCGCAGCCAAGCGCAGGTCGAGCGGATGGAGCGGGCAGGGGGCTTGCACCTGTGAGCACGACCATCATGGCGGCTTGCTGGCCGATGCAAATGGCACCCACGCCCAAGGCTGTGCTGATCAGCCTGGCGGACAACGCGAACGACCAGGGCGAGTGCTGGCCCAGCATTCCGAAGATTTGCGAACGGACCTGCTTCAGCGAGCGCACCGTGCACGCCGCGATCAAGTGGCTGGAGGATGCAGGGCTGGTCGTTGCTGATCGTTCGAACGGTCGGCACACCCGCTATGTGGTGAAGCCAGAGGCCTACCAACCCCCGCAGCAGCTGCACCACCGCAGCTCCTGCACCCCCGCAGCAGCTGCGGTGCAACCCCCGCAGCTCCCGCAGAAACCCCCGCAGCTCCCGCAGTCACCCCCGCAGGAGCTGCGGTCTAACCGTAAAGAACCATCAAGAACCGTCAGAAGCAACCGTCAAGGTAACGTGGCGGCTGCTGGCGAACTCATGCCTGGCATCCCGAACAACCTGCTGGCCGATTTCCTCGAGGTCCGCAAGGCGAAGAAGCTCCCGCTCACCGAGACGGCTGTCGCTGGGCTACGGCGTGAGGCGGAGAAGGCCGGCCTGTCGCTGGAGTCGGCAGTGCGACTTTGCTGCGAACGCGGCTGGGCAAGCCTGCGCGCCGACTGGCTTGCACGCGACGGTGCACAGGCCAAGCCGCAGCAGCAAGATCCCAACCGCCTGCCGAGGCTGACCGCATGAAGCGCGACGACTCGGTTTTCCATGTCGAGCGGCTGGTGCTGCACACGGCCATGAACCGCCCGTCGGCGCTGGCGCAGATGGCGGTGCAGCCGAAGCACTTCGGTAACGAGGTGCACGCGCAGCTGTGGGACATGATCCAGCAGCAGAGCCTGAGCAATCGGCCGGTGGATCCGGTGACGATGGCCGACGCCGCGGCCCGCCTGGGCCACCGCGCGATCTCGGAGACCGCGATGGCGGTCGGCACAGACCGTGACCTCTACGTCCTCAGCGAGGCTGGCCACCACGCTCGGATCATCGTTGAGGCGTGGCGAGATCGCGAGACGCTGGCAATCGGCCTGGACCTGGCAAACGCCGCGCGCCAGCGCGAGGAGGGCGCCGCCGATCGCGCGATGCAGCGGATCATGGACCTGCACGTCGACGACCGCAGCTACGAGCACACCGCGCGCACTGCGATGCAGGCGGCGCTGGATGAGGCTGCGAAGGCGCGCGCCAACGGCGGCCGGCTGCTGGGCGTGCCCACCGGCATCTTCGACCTGGACGACACGCTGGGCGGACTGCACGACGGCGACTTCATCGTGATCGGCGCGCCGCCCGGCACCGGCAAGACCGGCCTGCTGCTGGGGGCCACGTCCGCCGGCGCGCGTGTCGGGCCCGTCGGGTTGGTGTCAGGCGAACAGCCTGCGGACCAGGTCGGCCTGCGCTGGCTGGCCACTGGTAGCCGCGTCGCCGTCGGCCGGTTGCGCGCCGGCAAGTTCGGCCAGGACGACATGCTCCGCATGGACGAGGCGGCGGAGCAGTTCGGCAGCCTGCCGGTGCACATCCTCGACCGCGGCTCCCCTGACATCACCGAGGTGATCCGCGTCGCCCGGCGGTGGAAGGCGCAGTTCGGAATCCGCGCGCTCTACGTGGACTACCTGCAGCGGCTGGAGATGGAGGCGCTGGCCAAGGCCCCGAAGCACGAGCGCGTCGGCGCCATCGCCCGGTCGCTGAAGAACCTCGCGCGCGACCTGCGCATCCCGGTCGTCGCGCTGGCGCAGGTCCGCCGGCCGCAGACGGAGAAGCCCAGCGATAACCCCCGACTATCCATGCACCACCTGGCGGACAGCTCGGAGATCGAGAAGGAAGCCGACCAGATCATGATGCTGTGGCGAGATCGCAGCGACCCGCAGGCCGAGCGCTCTCCGGCCGAGATCAACGTGGTGAAGAACCGCCACGGCAACATCGGCACGGTGTACTGCACCTGGCACGGCGGCACCACGTCCTTCCTCAACCGCAGCGCGGCGGACGAGTTCGGGGAGGCCGCATGACGCTGACCGCTGCCGCCAAAAAGATCCGCGCCAAACGCGCCGCGCGCCCGATCTATTGTGAACTGGTCGAGGTCGAAGTCATCGCAAGCAACGAGCGTCGCTTGGCGCTTCTCGCGCTAGACCCGGTGGACCGCGAGCTGATGAAGCAGCGCGGCTACCGGCGTGGCCAGGAACTGCGCCTGGAGATCAAGGCGCCGCGCAACCGCGCCTTCCATCGGCTCGCGCACGCGGTCGGCCAGCTGATGGTGGACAACGTCGAGGGCTGGGAAGGCCTGGACAGCCACGAGGCGGTGAAGCGCCTGCAGCGCGAGGCCGGCGTCTGCTGCGAGGTGATCGAGATGGACGCCTCGCCCGTGATCTCGGCGGTGCTGGCCATCGTGGACGAGGCCTTCGGCGCCGGCGCGGCGAAGCTGCTGCGCGCGGTGCTGCCTGAGATCAAGACCATTCCGGTCACGGTCGCGCGATCGCTGGCCTTCGACAGCATGGACGAGGACGAGTTCGGACGCCTGTTCGAGGGCATTACCAGCTACATCGGCGACCACTACGCACAGGTGCTGCTGGATGAGGTCCGCGCCGACTTCTGGAAGATGGTCCACGGCAACCGCGACGGCGAGCAGCGGAGGCGCGCGGCATGACGCTATCCGTCTGTCAGGCCGAGAAGACCGCGGAGCTGGCGCTCTGCGTCGGTGCATCGAGTAATCGCGAGATCGAGGTGGTCAATGAATTCAGCGCTTCGGTCACCCCACAACGATCCTCCATCGAGCAGTTCTCGTGCCTCCTGCACGTTGGCCAGGGCGTCGATGACGGGAGTAGAAGCGTCTCCCAGAAATTGAAGCGTGGGAGCTGCCTCCCACAGCTGCTGTGGGATTTTGATGGGTGTGGGGTCTTTCGCCACGTTATGGGCGTGTGGCTCAGGAACCTCTTTGCGCACGTCGCGCAGACGTTGGCGGAGCTTGCGCACATCGCGCAGGACCACGACCGCGAGGCTCCGCGCAGCCCGTGCATCGGATTCGGCTCTGTCGGCCAGCGCCTTTCTGCGCTGCCACCAAGCAACGCCAACTGCCACCACGATCGCAGCGACGCTGCCTACTGCCTGCACCCAGGCGGCCTGACCGTTGGGATCCATCGCGCACCAGCCGATCCATTCGCAGTTCATGAGAGCCCCCTGTCTTCGTGGAGGCCAGCATGAAGCGCGGCAGGTCCACCGGCAATCCCACCCGCGCGGAGCACGACTGGCTTCTGGCGGTGAAGGCGGGCGGCTGCAACTGCTGCCTGGCACGCGGCTACCGGTCGCGCCGGGACGAAATTCAGCCCGATGTCGAGGCCCATCACCTGCTCAGCGGCGGCATCCGCATCGGCCACCTGGCCACGGTCGGCCTGTGCATGTGGCACCACCGCGGGCGCCTGATCGTCGAGGGTTGGACCCACGCCATGCACCGCGACCGCCTCGGCCCCTCGCTGGCCGAAGGCAGCAAGCGATTCCACGATGCGTTCGGCAGCGACGACGAGTTGCTGGCGGCGCAGCACCGACTCATCGAACAGCAGAGGGCAGCATGAACCAGCAGCAGTACAAGCAAGCCTACGAATCCGGCCGACGCGCCCGCCAGGCCGGCAAGCCACGCGACAGCAGCCCGCGCTACGGGATGGACCGCGACAGCCAGGCGCTGCGCGAGCGGTGGCGCGAAGGGTGGGACGATGCGGACAAGGAGCGGAGGTCCGCCGCATGATCACCTTCGAAGGCCGTGAGTTTCCGCGCCGGGTCGACTTCGAGACGGCCTATCCGACCTACCGCTCCTACGTGGACATGGTGCGTGACGGCGCCAGCACCATCATTGAGCTGGAGCGCCGCATCGCCGCCGCGCGCGGCAAGCAGCGTGCCGCCAACCGCGCAGCGATCGCTCGCAACAGCTCCCAGCCGCGCTGCGCACGTCGGGGTGCCCGATGAGCCTGCACGTCACCTTCGGGATCGACCCGGGCCTGACGGGCGCGGTGGGCGTGGTAATCGACGGCCAGGCCGGCCCGGTGCTGGACATGCCGACCATGACGGTGGGCACGAAGACGGAGGTCGACCCGCGCGCCATTGCCGCGTTCGTCAAGCAGGTCCGGCAAGCGCACCCGGGCGCCAACTTCAGCGGTTGCGTCGAGCGGGTGCGGGCGATGCCGCCGAAGGGCGACCGGCGACCTGGCGCCCAGTCGTCGATGAACTTCGGCGAGAGCTACGCCACGGCCAAGACCGTGCTCGCCGTTATGGGGATCGACTTCAGCTTGGCCGAGCCGGCCACCTGGAAGCGCCACTTCGCGCTGATCGGTCAGGACAAGGACGCGTCCCGGCTGCTGGCCATCACCCGATTCCCCGGCGTCGCCGACCAGCTGAAGCGCAAGCGCGACCACGGCCGGGCTGAGGCCTACCTGCTGGCGCTGTGGCACCAGCAGCGGCACCTGAGCGGGGCCATGGCCGCATGACCCTCAATCCCGAGAACCTGTCCAGGCCAGAGGCCTTCTACGACAAGCTCGTGCGCAAGCGCTATGCGGCGGCCGTGCGCGCGCGTGGCCTGTGCGCGTTCTGCTCCTGCCGCGCGGTCACTCTCGGGATCGCCCACTGCCGCGGCAACGAGTCCCGACAGATGGGCATGTGCAACGACGATGGCCGGCTGCCGCAGTTCCGGCTGGACGATGAGACGCTGAAGGAGTTCCGAGATGTCGCGTAACACCGACCCCCTGATCGAGCAGTTGCGCCGGTGGGGGCATGCCCAGGCCAACCGCTACGCCTACAGCGGCGCCGAGCGCAGCCGCCACGTGCTGGAGCACGCCCGGGATTACGCGCCGAAGACGGTCGAGCGGGCCATGCGCGACCTGGTGGCGCGGGATGGTGCCGAGCGCCGCCGATTCATGGCCGCGCGCAGCGGCGTGGACAGCATGCAGATCCTGCCGACCTGGGCGGTTGATCCGGTCCGGTCGAGCAACGACGCGGACAGGCCGCACGATAACCCCGAGATCGCCGTGGACATGGGCATTCCCGACGACCTGCGCTGGGTCGATCGGGCACTGGCTTCGATCCGCCGGCAGAGTCCGCTCCGGGCACTGATCGTCCACGTCGAGTTCACCGTGGCGGCCAGTCAGGCAGCGAAGGCCCACATGGTCGCCGAGCAGTACGGCGGAGCGCTGTCCCTCCGTCAGTACCGCTACGAACTTGGGCGTGCGCTAGACTGGTTCCGCGGCAAGGCAGCCGCGTAACAGGGGGCGGGAAGTGAGCACAGATGGCGCAACGGGCAGCGGCTTGGGTGGGCCGCCAACCCACGAGAGCAGTCCTGGCTTGAAGAAGAAGTGGAAAGAGTTCGGCGCCGTTATCGTCGAGCCGTTCAATATTGTCCTGCTCGTGGTTCTCCTTGCGATGTATGGCGCGGGCTTTGCTGACTTGAAAGGAGCCATGGGCGTTCTTTCCCAAGGAGTACTAGCGTTGGTTTCAGGTGTGCTCGGCGCGCGAATTGCGAGTGGTGTCGCCGATTTGAATGATGGCGGCATTCTTCGCGCGCGCGGCACGGTATCTGTCCGCGGCTTGAGGCTTTTGCTCAAGAATCTGAACTCGCTGGAGAGGAGAGTCCAGTTCTTCAAGACAGAGGCCGCCGAGGATGGAGCTGGACAGAAGCGTCTCACGGATGCTCATTACGACGAAATTGTTGAAATGGCGCGGGCAATTCAAGAGCAAGCGGTGAGTTCGATTGAGAACTGGACGGACATTGTGCCGGAGGCACAACAGGGCACTCTCGTCGGCCAGATGACCGAGCTAAAGAACATCATCGGGTCGCTGGAGAATGACAGAGCTAGGTTGGCCTCCGAATTGGAAGCCTATAGAGGTCAAAGTCGCGAAGAGAAGGAGCGCCTGGAGGCTGACCTTGCTAACCGCCAGCGCCTGCTTTCCGAAGCGCAGGCTCAGCTGCGGAAGGTTCAACTGGATAGCATCTTGAAGCCGATATCTGACATTTCTGGCACCGGGGCGACAAGACTCCGCATTGGAAGCGTCTTCGCAAGAAGCGCTGCCGAGCACGCCGTGACCGAGTCCTTGCTCGGAAGCGTGCCCGACTCGAAAAAGCCAGCGAAAGACTCTTGACAGTGACGCTATCGATCCGGACGATATAGGCATTGTCAAGAATTCCCACCGAAACCCGGCCGACCGCCGGGTTTCGTCGTTTCTGCGGGTTCGGCAAGGCCACGGGAGGCTGAGCTGGAGAAATCACCGGAACCTGCCGGTGGCCCGCGCCCCAACGCCCGATCCCCTCGCCAGATCAACCCTCGGACCAGCTGGACCGCGGGACGGGCACCTATTGCCGGAGGCACCATGGCCAGCAGCTTCGACCAGTTCATCGGCCGGGTCCTCTCCCACGAGGGCGGCTACGTCAACGACCCGAAGGACCCGGGCGGCGAGACGCAGTGGGGCATCAGCAAGCGGAGCTACCCGCAGCTCAACATCCGGGCGCTGACCCGCGAGGACGCGGTGGAGATCTACCGCCGCGACTTCTGGGCGCGCGTGCAGGGCGACAAGCTGCCGCAGGCGTTCGCCTTCCAGGCGCTGGACGCAGCGGTGAACCACGGGATCGGGAACGCTGTGCGTTGGCTGCAGCGCGCCGCTGGCGTTGCGGACGATGGGATCATTGGTCCGGCCACGCTGGCTGCCGTGGCGCGTGCGCAGCCCGCCGACCTCGTGCTGCTGTTTAACGCCGAGCGTCTGGAGTTCTACGCCAAACTGGGCACCTTCGACACCTTCGGCCGCGGCTGGACGCGCCGCGTGGCCGGCAACCTGCGCTATGCGGCGGGCGACAACTGATGTCGGGGAAGAAGCCCGCCAAGCTGCCGGCCGAAAGCCAGCTGCGCGGCGTCCTGATGGTCCTGGACCAGAAGACGAAGACGCCGACGGCGGAAGTGCTGGGCACGATTCGGACAATGGTCCAGGACGCGCTGGACGTGCTCCAGGAGCGAGACCCGCTGCAGAAGCGGGTGGCATTCGTGCTTCTGGCAGTCCAGCAGTCCACGCAGGTGACCCAGCGCACGGTGCGCGGCAAGCAGCTGACCAGGGTGACGATTGTGGACCAGAGCCTGTACCACTGGGCGCTGGGCGAGATCCACGCGCTGGCAGGCGCGGCATGAGCTGGGCCACCCGCAACGCCGGCGCCGGCCGCATCGGCATCGCCGTGTTGATCCTCTTCATGTACGGCATGGCCATGGCCGCGCTGATCACGGTGGCGATCCCGGACAGCAACCGGGACGCCTTCTCGCTGCTGCTGGGTGGCTTGAACACCGCCCTCGGCGGCGTGGTCGGGTACTTCTTCAATATCACCAGCCGGCGCCAGGCCGGCGGGAGCTGAGCGTGAACCGGATCCTGATCGCGGTGGTCGCCTTCGTTGTGTGGTCGGCTGCCGCCTTCGGCGCCGGCTGGGCCTGGCGAGGTGACCGAGCCGACAAGGCTGACGCCGAGCGGCAGTTCCAGTCGGGCACGGCCGCACTGGCCCAGGTCAACGAAGTCCGCACCACCGAACACACGCAGGCGGCCGCACTGGCCGACATCGGAGCGAAGCATGAAGAAGACCGCCGGGCAGCCGAGGCTGTCCCTGCTGCTGTGGTCGCTGACCTGCGCACTGGCAATCTCCAGCTGCGCGACGACCTCGCCACCTGCAACGCCGCCCGCCTGTCCGAAGCCGTCGCCGGCGCCGTCGAACGTGATGCGGGAGCCCAACTACGAGCAGAGGTCGCGGGCGCTCTTGTTCAAGTCGCCCGAGACGCCGACGACCAGGTCCGAGCAGCCCAAGCCGTGATCTCTGCTGACCGGGCCGAGCCTGCGCGCTGATGGCCCGCCTGCACACCGTCCCCTCGCGCATCGCTCAGGTGCCCAGCCGTTTGGCCACGGTCAACCCGGAAAGCTGGCGGGCAGGGAAGCAGGGCAGCACGGCGCGTGGCTACGGCTACCAATGGCAGCAGTACCGCCTGCGGTACCTGGCCCAGCACCCGCTGTGCGTGATGTGCGAGGCCGCAGGCCGGGTGGAGGCTGCGGTGGTGGTGGACCACGTGGTGCCGCATGAGGGTGACCAGCAGCTGTTCTGGTCGGCGTCGAACCACCAGGCGCTCTGCAAGCCCTGCCACGACGGCACGAAGCAGCGGCAGGAGGCAGCAGACCGCGCGGCAGGGCGCGCCACCACGGGCCGCCTGCGGGCACCCAGCGGCACCCCCGGCACGACCCCGAGCCGACCCGGGAGGGGTGGGTCGAAAGTCGGCGCGATTCCGAAAAGCTAGACCGGCTGTCCTCGCATGCACAGGTTTTTTTCCCGGGCTGAGATTCCGGGCTGAACAGGGTTTATGGCCAAGAACGCGAAACCGGGCCGTCCGGCCTTCAAGCCGACGCCGGCGCAGCGCCGCATGGTGCGGAACGCTGCCGCCACAGGCATGAGCCATGAGGAAATCGCTGTCGCGCTCGATATCCACCGGCACACGCTGGAGAAGTACTTCGGCGATGAGCTGGCCGGCGGCGCGCTGCGGCGCCAGATGGAGTTTCGGGACGCGCTCGCGCGTGCAGGGCTGAAGGGCAACGTGTCGGCGCTGAAGCAGCTGCTGTCCATGACCCCAACCCTGGCTGCGCCGCCCGTCGAGCCGCAGAAGCCGCTGGGCAAGAAGGAGCAGGCCAACGCCGACGCCCACACCGCGGCGGCCGGTACCGACTGGGACGACCTGATCGGCGCTGGCAAGGTCACTCCGATCCGCAAGGCCGGCTGATGGCCTGGGATCTGTCCTGTCCGGACTGGTGGGATCGCCTGCAGCATGGGCGCTCGCTGGTGCCGGACCTGCCGCTGTGGACTGCGGAAGGGGACAGGGCGGTGCGCATCTTCAACAAGCTGCGCCTGGCAGACGTGCCTGGCACGCCGACGATGGAAGAAGCCGGCGGCGACTGGTTCCGCGACATCGTGCGCGCCATGTTCGGGTGCATCGACCCGGTTACGCGGGCGCGGATGATCCGGGAGCTGTTCGGCCTGGTCCCGAAGAAGAACAGCAAGACCACGGACGGCGCGCTGATGATGGTCACCGCCGTGCTGATGAACCAGCGGCCGCGCGCGGGGTTCGTGATGACAGCACCGGTGCAGGACGTCGCGTCCCTGGCCTATGAGGCCGCGGCTGGCGCGATCGACCTGGATCCGGTCCTTTCGAAGAAGTTCCACCTGCGCCACCACCTGAAGACGATCCTGCATCGGGAGACGAAGGCCGAGCTGGAGATCATGACCTTCGACCCCACCGTGCTGACCGGCCAGAAGATCTCCGGTGGCGCCTTGATCGACGAGCTGCATGTCTGCGCGAAGATGGCCAAGGCGCCCAAGGCGCTGCGGCAGATCCGCGGCGGCATGCTGCCCTTTCCCGAGTCGTTCCTGGCGTTCATCACTACCCAAAGCGACGAGCCGCCGGTGGGCGTGTTCGCCGATGAGTTGCAGAAGGCGCGCGACATTCGCGACGGCAAGCGCGAGGGCGCGATGCTGCCGGTGCTGTTCGAGTTCCCCAAGGATATCCAGGAGTCGAAGGACCGGCAGTGGGAGAACCCCAAGCTTTGGCCGCTGGTGACGCCGAACCTCGGCAAGTCGATCACGCTGGACCGGCTGGAGGCCGACTACCGCGAGGCGAAGGACACCAGCGAGGCGGAGCTGCGGGTCTGGGCTTCGCAGCACCTCAACCTGCAGATCGGTCTTGCGCTCTCGGCCGCCGGGTGGGCCGGCGCAGAGTTCTGGGAGCGGCGTGCCGAGCTGGTGCTGTCGGTCGAGGAGCTGATCGCCCGCTGCGAGGTGGTCACGGCGGGCATCGACGGCGGCGGCCTCGATGACCTGCTGGGGCTGGTGCTGGTCGGCCGCGAGCGCGAGACGCGCCGCTGGCTGGCCTGGGCCCACGCCTGGGCGCACGAGATCGTGCTGGAGCGCCGGAAGGAACTGGAGCCGAAGCTGCGAGACCTGGACCAAGCTGGCGACCTGACCATCGTCGAGCTGCCGGGCCGCGACGTGGAGGACGTGGCGGACATCATCTGCCAGGTCGCCGCCGCCGGCCTGTTGCCCGAGAAGCACGCCATCGGGGTGGATCCAGCCGGAATCGGCGCGATTGTGGACGAGATCACCAGCCCGGAGCGCGGCATCGCGATCGAGCAGGTGGTGGCGGTGTCCCAGGGCTGGAAGCTCAATGGCGCAATCAAGACGACCGAGCGCGCGCTCGCCGGCGGCGACCTGGTGCACGGCGGCCAGCCGCTGATGGCGTGGGCCGTGGGCAACGCGAAGGTGGTACCGGTCGGAAACGCTGTGACGATCAATAAGCAGGTCAGCGGCTCGGCCAAGATCGACCCGCTGATGGCTCTCTTCAACGCCGTGTCGCTGATGGCGCTCAACCCTGAAGGACAAGGCTGTATGGACGACTGGCTCAGCAACCCGGTGAGGGCAGGCCGCGCATGAAGACCAAGCCGACTGGCGGCATCGTCAGCCGCGTGCGCGCCGCCGTGGATGGCTGGGTGCGCTCGTTCACGCTGCGCGACAGCGAGCTGTACGCGGACCGCGTGCTGACCAGCGAGGCGGGCGTGGAGGTCACGGCCAAGACGGTGCTGCAGCTCGACGCGGTCTGGTCGTGCGTGCGCCTGATCTCCGAGACCATCGCCACGCTGCCGCTGTCGATGTACGAGCGCACTTCGGCCGGCAAGCGCGTGGCCAGCCAGCACCCGCTGCACTTCGTCATCCACGATCAGCCGAACGACGAATCGACCGCCGCCGTGTTCTGGGAGGCGATGGTGGCGGCCATGCTGCTGCGCGGGAACGCGCGCGCCGAGAAGCTGTACTCCGGGACGCGCGTGATCGGGCTGATGTTCCTCGACCCGGACAAACTCACCGTCAACCGAGACCAGCGCGGCAACAGGATCTACCGCTACCTCAAGCCTGACGGGACCCCGCGCGTGATCCCGGCCTCGCGGATCTGGACGCTGCCGGGCTTCACCCTGGACGGCGTGCACGGGGTTTCGGTGATCCGCTACGGCGCGAAGGTCTTCGGCAACGCCATGGCCGCAGACAAGGCCGCGGCGCAAACCTTCCGGAACGGCCTGCTTCAGACCATCTACTACAAGATCAGCTCGTTCCTCACGCCCACCCAGCGCAAAGAGTTCAAGGCCAACCTGGTTGGTTCGATCGAGCGCGGCGAGGCGCCGCTGCTGGAAGGTGGCACCGAGGCCGGCACGCTGGGCGTGAATCCGGCGGATGCGCAGCTGCTGGAATCGCGCGGCTTCTCGGTCGAGTCGATCTGCCGGTGGTTCCGCGTTCCGCCGTGGATGGTGGGCCACACCGAGAAGTCGACCAGCTGGGGAACCGGCATCGAGCAGCAGATGATCGGCTTCCTGACCTTCACGCTCGGCCCCTGGCTGCGTCGGATCGAGCAGGGCATCAGCAAGGACCTACTGACTCCTGGCGAGCGCCTGCGGTACTACCCGAAGTTCAACGTGGAAGGCCTGCTGCGCGCCGACAGCGCCGGCCGCGCTGCCTTCTACACCGCCATGGTCAACAACGGCATCCTGACCCGCGACGAGGTGCGCGAGCTCGAGGACCGCGAGGCCATGGGTGGCAATGCCGCCGTGCTCACCGTGCAGTCGGCCATGACCACGCTGGACGGAATCGGCACCAGCACCGACGCCAACCAGGCCCGGGCCGCGATCCGCGCGTTCCTGGGCTTCTCCGACGACCAGAAGGACTGATCCTCATGACCATCAAGACGTTGCCGGGTGCTCCGGAGGGTCGGCCGTGCGCCGGCGTCAGCAGCCAGCTGCAGCCGCGTGCCCTTGACCGCTGGAACGCGGGCGTGCGCGCCGCGGCCGACAGCGAGGGTGAGCGCAGCATCAGCATCTACGACGTGATCGGCTACGACTACTGGACCGGCGATGGCGTCACCGCAAAGCGCATCGCCGCAGCGCTGCGCGGTATGGGCGCCGGCCCGGTCACCGTGAACATCAACTCGCCCGGCGGCGACATGTTCGAAGGCCTGGCCATCTACAACCTGCTGCGCGAGCACGACGGCGAGGTGACCGTGAAGGTCCTCGGCTTGGCCGCCTCCGCGGCTTCGGTCATCGCCATGGCCGGCGACAAGATCCAGATCGCCCGCGCGGCGTTCCTGATGATCCACAACGCCTGGGTCATGGCCGTGGGCAACCGGCACGACCTCGAGGAGGTCGCCGCAACCCTCAAGCCCTTCGACGACGCGATGGCCAGCATCTACGCCGCGCAGACCGGCCAGGACAGCACGGCCATGGCGAAGCTGATGGATCGGGAGACCTGGATCGCCGGCGAGGCTGCGGTCGAGGACGGCTTCGCCGACGAGCTTCTGCCCTCCGACAAAGTCGAGAAGGGCGCCAGCAAGGCAGGCGCCTCTGCCGTGCGCCGCATTGAGTCGGCGCTGCGCGCCAGCGGGATGCCGAAGAGCGAGGCGATGCGCCTCATCAGCGAGATCAAGACCAGCTCGGGTGACCCGGCTGGCGGCGGTGAGGGAGATCCCACCGAACCCGTCGACGACGCCGGCGCAGTACCCAGCGAGGAGGCGTTCGCCGCCGCGCTGCGCAGCTTTTCCCTCACCCAGTAACCAACGGAGACACCATGAACACCAAGAAGTACCTCTACCTCCTGGCGATCACGACGATCGTCGCGCTGTTCTTCACCTTCGACGCCGCCGCTGCCACCCTGGTGCAGCACCTGCTGCACTCGGATCATGCCGGCGTCTTGATGGCGGCGCCGGTCATGGCCGCGTTGCCGGAAGGCATCAAGGCCGAGCTGGAGCGCATCGGTGACCAGGTCAAGGCCATGGCCGAGCAGGCGCAGAGCGAGATCAAGGCGCATGCGAAGCTGGCGGACGAAACCAAGGCGAAGGTCGACGAGCTGCTGATTAAGCAGGGCGAACTGCAGGCGAACCTGCAGGGCGCGGAGCAAAAGCTGGCCCGCATCGAAGCCAATGGCGCCGGCGGTGACGTCCAGCACCAGACGTTCGGCCAGCAGTTCATCGGCAGCGATGAATGGAAGGCCTTCGCCGGCAAGACCACCCCGCGCGGCCGCGTCGATATGACGTTCCAGGCCGCGATCACCAGCGTCACCACCGACACCGACGGCGCCGCGGGCGATCTCGTGCAGACGACCCGCCTGCCGGGCATCATCGCGCCGCCGGATCGCCGCCTGACCGTGCGCGATCTGATCACTCCGGGCCGCATGGACGGCAGCACCCTCGAGTACGTCAAGGAAACCGGCTTCACCAACAACGCCGCGCCCGTGGCGGAGACGGTGAAGAAGCCGGAGTCGACCATGAAGTTCGACCTGGTTAGCACCACCGCGAAGGTCATCGCGCACTACGTCAAGGCCTCGCGCCAGATCCTCAGCGACGCCTCGCAGCTGGCCAGCTACATTGACGGCCGCCTGCGCTACGGCCTGGCGTTCAAGGAAGAAGGCCAGCTGCTCAACGGCGATGGCACCGGCCAGAACCTGCTGGGCATCATCCCGCAGGCCTCGGCGTTCGCCGCGCCCTTCGATCCGGCCGGCACCGAGACCAATATCGACAACATCCGGCTGGCCATGCTGCAGGCCCAGCTGGCGGAGTACCCGCCGAGCGGCATCGTGATGCACCCGAGCGACTGGGCACGCATCGAGCTGCTGAAGGACACCACCGGCCGCTACATCATCGGCAACCCGCAGGGCGTGATCGGTCCGACCCTGTGGGGCCTGCCGGTGGTGGCCACCCAGGCGATCGCCGTGGACAAGTTCCTGGTCGGTGCCTTCAAGCTCGGCGCGCAGGTGTTCGATCGCTGGCAGGCCCGTGTCGAGGTGGCGACGGAGAACGAGGACGACTTCGTCAAGAACCTGGTCACCATCCTGGCCGAGGAGCGCCTGGCGCTGGCCGTGTACCGCCCGGAAGCCTTCATCTACGGCGACTTCGGCAACGTGACCTGATCGCAGCGCCACCTGTCCGCAGGTGGCATTGAGGGGCGCGCTTCGGCGCGCCTCTCCTCTTTCGGAGGTATCCCATGCTCATCAAGTTCAAGAAGCCAGATCCGCGCGCCGGGCAGACCGTCCGCATGGACAGCAGCCGCGGGCAGTACTTCATCGACACCGGCTCCGCGGTCCTGGTAAAGGAAGGCACCGTGACGGACGTCGAGTCGCCCGCGCCGCCCGTCGACGGCCCGAGCCCCGGCGAGCAGTTGGTCTCGGGAACGGCTGCCGAGGTCATCGCCGGCCTGGACGCCGTGACGGACGTCGAGCTGGCGCGCGCCGCGCTGGCGGCCGAGCAGGCCGAGGCCGGCAAGAAGCGCAAAACGGTCGTCGAGGCGCTGACCGCGCGCATCGCCGCGCTCGAGCAGCCGCAGGCCTGAACCGGTGGATCTGATCACCCTCGAGCAGGCCCGGCAGCACTGCCGGGCCGATGCTGGCGACGACGACATGCTCGCCGTCTACGCCGACGCCGCCGAGCAGGCCGCGCAGGACTTCCTCAATCGGCGCGTGTTCAAGGACGCCGATGCGCTCTCCGACGCGGTGATTGACGAGGTCGCGGGCGAAGACCCCATGGTCGTCACCAAGCCGGTGATCGCCGCCATCCTGCTGATCCTCGGCCACCTGTACCGCACGCGCGAGGACGTGCAGATCGGGCAGGGCGCCGCCGCGGTGCAGATCCCAATGGGCGCGCACAGCCTGCTGTGGCCGTACCGCGTCGGGCTGGGGGTCTGAGGTGAGCATCGCCGCCGGCGAGCTGAACCGCCGCATCCGCATCGAGCGGCGCGGCACCGGCACCGATGGCTGGGGCCAGCCGGTCGAGGAGTGGGAGCTGGTCGGCGAGGTGTGGGCCGGCGTCGCGAACGAGACCGGCATGGGCGCCATTCGCTCCAGCTTGCAGGGCAATGTGCCCGCGTCCATCGCGCGCTACAGCTTCCTCGTGCGCTTCCAGACCGCGCAGGCTCTCGGCATTGACCAGGGCATGCGCATCGTTCACGACGGCCTGGTGTTCGACATCAAGGGCCTCACGCGCGACCTGAAGGACCGGGAGCGCGTGTACATCCTCGCTGAGCAGGGCGGCAACGATGGCTAGCCGGGTGAACCTGTCCAGCGCGCTCGCCGGGCTCGACAATCTGGGCGAGATGACCACGAGCGTGGCGCGCTCGATGGGCGTGGCCGCCGGCCAGGCCGTCCGCGACGAGGCCAAAGCCCGCGCGCCCGTTGACGACGGCACGCTGCGCGACTCGATCTACCTGGCCTTCCGCGAAGGCGAGTCCAGCGAGGCGCGGGTGGTTTACCAGATCAGCTGGAACGCCAAGAAGGCCGCGCACGGGCATCTGCTGGAGTTCGGCCACTGGCGCACGAACGTGCTGGTGCGGGGCGAGGACGGGAAGTGGCGCGCCACCACGGAACTACTGCCTGCGCCCGTATGGACCGCTGCGCACCCGTTCCTGCGCCCGGCCTACGAGGCGACGTTGTCGCGCCTCACGGAGATTGCCGCCGCGCGCGGGCGCAAGCGCCTGGCCGAGCTGTTGAGCGGCGAGGGAGAAGACGATGCCGTATGAGCCGCTGCTGCATGGCCTGGTCGCTCCGCTGCTGGGCGGTCGGTTCTACGCCGACGTGCTTCCGGACAACCCGACCTATCCCTGCGGCGTCTACCAGCAGGTCGGCGGCCGCGGCCTGTGGTTCGCCGAGGGCGCGATGCCCGACCACAAGCATGCGCGCCTGCAAATCACCCTCTGGGCGGGCAGCCGCGCCGAGGCCAACACCTTGATGCGCGCCATCGAGGGCGTGCTGTGCACGAGCCTGCCGAAGTCCGAAGTCATCGGCGCGCTGACCGCGACCTACGAGGACGCGATCAAAAAGTACGGGGCCCGCCAGGACTTCGGGCTCTGGTACCCCGACCCCTGAGCAGTTCTCTCCACCGCCCGGCCTCGCGCCGGGCTTCTTTTTGACCCAAAGCGAGGTTTCTCCCATGTCTCTCAAGCTGCCCAAGGGCGTCCAGTTCGGCTTCGCGTCGGTCCTGGCCACCGCCATCGCCGCCACCGGCTTCTCGAAGGCCGCGCCGGCCGTCGCCACCGTCCCGACCGGCACCGTCGATGAGGGCGAGGTGGTGCTGATCCAGCTCGCCGGCTGGCCGCTGCTCAACAACAAGGTCGCCGTCGCAGGCGAGGAAGCCGCCGGCGCGCTGCCGCTGCTCGGCACCGACACCACCGACGCGACGCTGTTTGCCGGCACCAGCGGCGCCGGCACGCTCCTGATCGCCGGCGCGTTCACCGACTTCACCCAGCAGGGCGATCCGTCGACCAGCGGCGGCGACCAGCAGTTCTGGCAGGGCACGCTGCTGGAGGATCCGACCGGCCGACAGATCTCGATCCCGACCACGAAGAATGCCAAGACCCTGACGCTGCCGCTCTACTACGACCCGAGCCTGCCCTGGTACGACGCGGCGAAGGCGGCGGACGCGCGCGGCGAGCCGGTGATCCTGCGGGCGAAGATCCCGGGCGGCGACGTGCTGTACTGGTACGGCTACCTGTCCTTCGATGGCGACCCGTCGATCGCCTCGAACACGCCGATGGGCAACACCATGACCTTCACGGCGCTGGGTGATTCCACCCTGGTGGAGGCGGCCTGATGGCTGTTCGAAAGGGCGAGGCGCCCAAGCAGCTGCCGGCGGAGCTGAGCTTCAGCTCCGCCGCGGAGAAGTTCACGCTGACCGTGAAGTTCGCCAACCACACCAGCAAGGAATACCGCGAACACAAGGGCACGATCGGCGAGCTGGTGCTGTGGCTGGTCGACGATTGGGACGCGGAGTATCCGCTGACCGTCGATGGCATCTCCGATTTCGAGGACGAGCACCCAGGCATCAGCCAGGGCCTGATCGAAGCCTGGTGGCGCGCGCGCACGGTGGCGCTGGAAAAAAACTGATCGAGGCGGTCGAGGCGCTGTACTTCCGCGTCCCGACCGCCGCCGAACTCGCTGGCACCGGCCTCAAGCCGAGGCACTACGTCGCGCCGGAAGTTGCCCTCTGGCCCGAGAACCAGCGCGCCGTGGATCTCTTTCGGCGCGTATCCAACCAGTGGCGCTGCGGCGCGGGCGGTCCTATCGGCCTGGATTACGGCGTCGTCTTCGACGAGATGGCGCACGCAGGGATCACCGGTGAGGAGCGCGACGAGGTCATGGACGCTCTGGCCGTGATCGAGACCGCCGCAATGAAGCACATCAACGAGAGCTGAGCCGATATGGCAGACCAGACGATCGGCACCGCCCGAATTGAAATCGAGATCGACAACAGCAAGGTCGAGCCCGGCATCAATCGTGCGAAGCAGTCGGTTTCCTCGCTCACCACGGAGGTGGAGCGGGGCAGCCAGCGGCAGGTCCAGGCGACGACGCGCCAGATCAAGGCGCTGGAGCGGCAGATCGCCACCCTCGGCAAGGACCGCGAGGAGATCATCCGCTGGCGCATTGCACAGCAGGCCAGCGGGGATCAGGCGGCGCGCCTGACGGCGCTGCTGGACAAGCAGGTCCAGTCGATGAAGGGGGCGGCCACCGCGTCCGGCCAGTACCGCGCCGCGCTCCGGAGCCTGCCCGCGCAGGGCACGGACATCGTGACCCAGCTGGCCGGTGGCCAGAACCTGGGTCTGGTGCTGCTGCAGCAGGGCGGCCAGATCCGCGACCAGTTCGGCAGCGCCAGCCTGGCGATCCGTGGCGTCGGCACGGCGCTCGCGGGCCTCGTGAACCCGATCACCGTGACGGTCGCCGGCATCGGCGCGCTGGCGCTGGCGTGGAAGGCGGCCCGCGAGGAGCAGGCCGCCTTCCAGAGTGCGCTCATCCTGACCGGCGACTACGCAGGGAAGTCGGTCACCCAGCTGCAGGCGCTGACGCTGCAGCTGGACCAGCTCGACGGTGTCACGCGCGGCGGCGCGACCGATGCTGTGCGGGCCGTGGCCGAGTCGGGCCGCTTCGCTGGCCAGCAGTTCGACCTGGTCGCCACCGCCGCGGCGCGGATGGAGGCCAGTGCGGGCCAGGCGATCGACACGACGGTAGACCGCTTCAAGGACATCGCCAACGACCCGGTCAAGGCGCTGCTCAAGCTCAACGAGGCCGAGCACTTCCTTACCCAGGCCCAGATCGACCGTATCCGGCAGCTCGAGGAAGAGGGCCGTGCGCAGGATGCCGCCTCGGAAGGCATCCGCATCTACGCCGAGCACTTGGACGAGGTCGCGCGCCGGTCGGAAGCTGCGCTCCCCGCCACCACCAAGCTGTGGCGCGAGGCCACGGACTATGCCAGCCAGCTCGTCGGTGAGGTGAAGACCTACGCGGACCTCCTCGCGCGCGTGTCGGCCATGAAGCTGGGCGGCACCGGCGTGCAGGGTCTCAGCGACCTGCTTCCCATCGGCAATCTGCAGCAGCTGCAGCTGCTCAATGCGTACGGGCGCAAGTACCTGGCGGCGCAGAATCCCGCCGGCGCCAGCACCGCTGGCCGGCCGCAGCACTCGCCCGGCAGCGGCGCGTCCGGCGCTATCGTCGATTCGGCCGAGGTCGAGCGCCAGATCAAGCTGGAGAAGGAGTGGACCCAGCTCACCCAGCAGAGCCTCGACAAGGAAGGGAAGAAGCGCAAGGAGATCAACGACGCCAGGGAACTGGGCAACAAGCTCGGCAAGACCCAGGCTGAGATCTCCGCGCAGGTCGCGGCGATCGAGGCGAAGTACGCCGACAAGACGGCCGGCAACGCCGCGGCGGCCAAGGCCAAAGCTGACTCGAACACCGCGCAGACGCTGGTAGAGTCGATCCAGCGGCAGATCACGGCAAACGAGCAACTGCGCGATACCGGCGACAAGGTGACGGCCGGCGATCGGCTGGCCATCCAGGCCAAGCAGATGCTGGCCGACAAGAACAACCAGATGTCCGCGAGCTCCCGCGCGCTGCTCAAGGCTATCCTGCCCGAGCTGGAGACCAGCGAAGCGCTCACCGACAGCTACACCAGGCAGGAGAAGGCGAAGGAGGCGCTGGCGCGCCAGAACGCCATCTTCGCCCAGCAGTCCGAGAACCAGCGGCGGGCCAACGAGGCGGACCTGGTCCAGATCGGCCACGGTTCGGAGGCCTCAGAACTGCTGCGCCGCCAGCTCGACATCCGGCGCGCCTACGAGGACGAACTCAAGCGCCTTGGCGACCGCAGCGTGGCGGCGGACAAGGAGAGCTGGGACGCCCAGCGGGCGAACGCCGAGAAGCATCTGGCGGACATGCTCGACGCGGAGCGCGAGTTCCAAGCGCAGCGCATCGCCATGATGGGCGACTGGCGCAACGGTGTGAACGCTGCATGGGAAGACTACAAGTTCCAGGCCCGAAACGCGGCGGGCCTGACCCAATCGCTTCTCACCGATGCGTTCGGCGGCGCGGAAGATGCCTTCGTGAAGTTCGTCCAGACCGGTAAGTTGTCCTTCACCGATCTGGCGAATTCCATCATCGCAGACCTCGCGCGCATCGCGGCCAAGCAAGCGATCGTGGGCATCGTCAACATGGTCGCCAGCGCGTTCACCGGAAGCGCGGGAGGTGTGTCGGGCACCTACAGCGCCCAGAGCTTCGGCAACAACACCGACTGGCTGAACAACGGCGCCGGCTACAGCTTCGGTGGAGGGCGCGCCGCGGGCGGACCTGTTTCCCGGTCCTCGCTTTATGAGGTCGGGGAGAACAACAAGCCGGAAATCTTCAGTACCGGCGGACGCACCTACCTCATTCCCGGCAACGACGGCACCGTGCGGCCGATCTCTGCGGCAAGCCGCACGACTGGCGCTGCCGCTTCGCCAGTCGTCAACATCGCGGTGACCGTGGATAGCAACGGAAGCCAGGACGAGGTGTCCGGAAGCACTGACACGCAGGCTAGGCAGCTCGCCGGCCTCATCAAGGCGCAGGTGGTCGAGGTGCTGATCCAGCAGCAGCGCCCCGGCGGCATGTTCAGCGCTTCGAGGGCTCGCTGATGGCTGACATCTTCGGTTGGCGCCCCACGGCGCAGAGCAGCAGCGGCACAGCCGCCGGCAAGGTGAGCCGTGCCCAGTTCGGTGATGGATACAGCCAGTCGAGCGCCGACGGGATCAACCCCATCTCGCGCGAGTGGCAGGTGAGCTTCACCGACCGTGAGTCCGTGATCCAGGCCGTCGCCTCCTTCCTGGACGCCCACGTGGGCCAATCCTTCCTGTGGAAGCCACCGCTGGCGGCGCAGGGCCTCTACCAGTGCGATGGCTACAACGCCAGCGACAACGGCGGAGGCATCTTCACGCTCTCCGCGACCTTCCAGCAATCCTTCCAGCCCTGAGACACCCATGGCACAGCAGCACATCCAACTCGGCACGCCTCCCGCCGGTACCGACGGCGACACCGCGCGCCAGGCCTTCTCGAAGGCGGAGGCGAACTTCAGTGAGTTGTACGATCTCGCTGATCAAAGCGGTGAGGACATCGCAGCGGCGACCGGGCGAATCCTCGGCAACAACCTCCTCATCAATTCCGAGTTCTTCGTCAACCAGGAAGTGTTCGCGGGAGGGGCGCTGGCAGCGGGCGCGTATGGCTACGACATGTGGAAGGCCGGTGCTGGCGGCTGCAATGTCAGCGCGAACGCATCCGGGTTGATCACGCACACGAGCGGTCCGTTGGTTCAGATCGTGGAGGCGCCTTCGGGCGTCTACGGGCAGCAGGTTGCGATTAGCGTCGAGGATCCCAGCGCTAACATCGCCGTCACCGTCGGAGGGGTGGCTGGCGTCATAACGGCAGGCGCGGGACGACGCGGCGTCGTGCTCACGATGCCAGCCGGGAGCGGAGACCTGACGGTCCAGCTTTCGGCTACAGGGGCGACGTATCGTCGCCCGGCCCTTGAGCGCGGATCGACCTGGTCCACGTTTACCGCCCGGCACAGGGCTCTCGAATTGCTGCTGTGCCAGCGCTACTACGAGAAAAGCTACGAGCTTGGCGTCGCGAAAGGCACCAACACGAACACCGGGCGGCGCGCCTTCGCTGTGCAGGCGGCCAAGGGTCAGATCATGTGGTGCTCTCTGGCCTTCGCCGTTCCGAAGCGTGTCGCGCCGGCCGTGACCGTCTACTCCGTCACGGGTGTGGCGGGGCAGGTTACCCAGGGCAGCGGTGCTGGCAAAGCGGTGACCGTCGGCGGGATCTCGTCCCAAGTTTGCGAGCTCTCATGGACTAACGATGCCTCCGATTTCGGCGGCTTCTTCCACTTCGTCGCCGACGCGAGGCCCTGACCATGTACCGGATGACCACTGATCCAAACCTGGTAATTCGCAATGAAGACGGCACCGCAGTACCCCGTGGGTGCCGTCTATGGGCGGACTACGAAGCATGGCTGGCGGCCGGCAATGAACCAGACCCCTCGACTCCGCCGCCGACGCTGCAAACCCTCAAGGAAGATCTGCGCGCCGCCGCGACCGCGCAGCGCTGGGCCAACGAGACTGGCGGGATCCAGGTCGGCGGGGTCTCGGTGGCGACCGGCCTGGACGACCAGAACCGCATCAGCTCGGTGCTGGCGGCTGGCCAGCTCGGCGATATCTCCGAGGTGGACTTCAAGGCGGCCTCCGGCTGGACGCGCCTGACGCTGGCGGAAGTGCAGGCAATCGCGGGCGCGATCTCCTCGCACGTGCAGGCCTGCTTCAGCGCCGAGCGTGCGCACCACGAGGCGATCGACGCGCTGACGGACATGGCGGCCGCTGAGGCTTACGACGTGACGACCGGGTGGCCGGCATGAGCGTGCTGGCCGACATCCAGACCCTGGAGCCCGGCGCACGGATCACGGTGTTCGAGCTCGACGCCCGCGGCATCGGCGCCGACCAGCTCTTCTTCCACGCCCACCTGCAGAGCGAGCCGATCATCTGGCGGGGTCAGGACTATGGCCCGTGGCCGATCGACGCGACGGGCTTCGAGCGCACGAGCGACCAGCCGCCCAACCCGCGCCTGAGGGTGGGCAATATCGACGGCAGCATCACAGCGATGTGCCTGCTGTTCGACGATCTGGTAGGCGCGAAGCTCATCCGCAGGCAGACGCTGAAGCAGTACCTCGATGCGGCGAACTTCGTCGAGGGCAATCCCGAGGCGGATCCCGATGAGCATTTCCCGGACGAGATCTGGTTCATCGAGCGCAAGGTGCGTGAAGACCGCGAGGTCGTCGAATTCGAACTGGCCACCGCGATCGACCTCAACGAGGTGAAGTTGCCGCGCCGCCAGATCATCGCCGGCGTGTGCGCCTGGGTGACCATCGGCGGCTACCGCGGCCCGTACTGCGGCTATGCGGGGCCGCCGGTAGCCGACATCAACGACGCGCCCACCAGCGACCCCAGCCGCGACCAGTGCGGCGGCCGGCTCGGGAGTTGCAAGCTGCGGTTCGGCCAGAACGATCCGCTTCCCTACGGCGGGTTCCCGGCCGCCGGCTTGCTGAGGAGCTGACCATGGATGCAGCGACCCTGGCCTCCATTCAGGAGCATGCCGTTGCCGAGTACCCGCGCGAAAGCTGCGGTCTCGTGGTGGCCGTCGAAGGTCATGAGAGGTACGTCCCCTGCCGGAATCAGGCCGCCACGCCTGGCGAGCATTTCCGCCTGCCGGCCGAGGACTACACGGCGGCGGAAGACCGCGGCGAGGTGCTGGCGCTCGTGCACAGCCATCCCAACGCGCCGGCAACGCCGAGCGACGCTGACCGGGTCCAGTGCGAGGGCAGTGGCTTGGTCTGGCACATCGTCAGCGTAGGCCAGGTGGATGGCGTCGCCGAGTGCGGCGACCTCCAGACGATCGAGCCGTCGGGCTACGAGGCGCCGTTGATCGGGCGCCAGTTCGCGCACGGCATCCTGGATTGCTACACCCTCGTGCAAGACTTCTACCGGCGCGAGCTCGGCATCCGGTTGTCGAACTACACGCGTGACGACGACTGGTGGCTCAAGGGACAGCAGCTCTACAGCCTGGATCGCCTGAGCGCCGAGGGCTTCGAACGCATCACCGACGCACCGCGCCGCGGCGACCTCATCCTGATGCAGATCCGCTCCACGGTGCCCAACCACGCCGGCATCTACCTGGGCGGCGGGCTGATGCTTCACCACCTCCACAGCAGGCTGTCCGACCGCGTCGTCTACGGCGGCTACTGGGCCGAGCGGACCTGCTACATCGTGCGACACCGGGAGATGATCGATGGCTGAGAAGATCCGCACCGTCCGGCTGTACGGCGCGCTGGGCGCGCGGTTCGGGCGGGAGTTCCATATGGCGGTGGACAGTGCCGCGGAGGCTATGCGTGCCCTGTGCGTGCAGGTTCCGGGCCTGGCTGCCTACCTGAACTCGGCGAAGGAGCGGGGCATGGTGTTCGCCGTGTTCCTCGGCAAGCGCAACATCGGCGAGCAGCAACTGGGCGACCCGCCAGGTGCGGGCGACATCCGAATCGCGCCGGTGCTGACCGGCGCAAAACGCGCGGGCGTCCTGCAGACCATCGTCGGAGCGGTGCTCGTCGTGGTCGGCGCCGTCATCACCGGCTTGTCCTATGGCTGGGCCGCGCCTGTGGGCGGCGCGCTGGTAAAGCTCGGCGTGGCTATGATCGCCGGGGGTATTGTGCAAATGCTGTCGCCCCAGCCCAAGGGCATCGGGGCGAAGGACAGTCCCGATAACCAGCCCAGCTACAGCTTCAACGGGCCGGTGAATACCGAGGCCCAGGGCAACCCGGTACCGGTGGGCTATGGCCGCTGCTGGGGCGGGTCGGCTGTGATCAGCGGCGGCGTTTACGCTGAGGACCAGGCGTGAGCGCAGGCCCCGAATTCCGCGGTGCCGGCGGCAAGGGCTCCAGCAGCGCCCGCACGCCCGTCGAGTCGCCCGATAGCCTGCACTCGATCGCCTACGCCAAGATCATCGACCTGACCAGCGAAGGCGAGATCCGCGGCCTGGCCAACGGGTTGCAGTCGATCGCACTGGACGGAGCGCCTCTGCAGGGCAGCGACGGCTCGATGAACTTCCAGAACGTCGTGGTGCAGACTCGCGTCGGCACGCAGGACCAGGAATATCTGGCCGGCTTCCCGAGCGTCGAGAACGAGATTTCGGTGGGCGTTGAGCTGCGCAGCGACACGCCCATCGTGCGTACCGTCTCCGGCTCCGAGCTGTCGGCGGTGCGCGTGCGCCTCGCGGTTCCCGCGCTGCAGCGGACGAAGACCGACAACGGCGACACCGTCGGGTACAGCATCACCTACGCGGTGGACGTGGCCACCGATGGCGGTGCCTATTCGACGGTGCTGACCGACACGATCACCGGCAAGACAACCACCCAGTACGAGCGCAGCCGGCGCATCGACCTGCCTGCCGGGAACGTGTGGCAGATCCGCTTCCGGCGCCTGACGCCCAACGCGAACAGCGCCACCATCGCCGACACGCTCAACATCCTGTCGCTCACCGAGATCATCGACGCGAAGCTGCGCTACCCCAACGGCGCGCTGGTGGCCATCGAGGTGGATGCCAGCCAGTTCCAGAGCATCCCCACGCGCGGCTACGACTGCTACTGGCGGATCATCCGTGTGCCGAGCAACTACGACCCTGAGACCCGGGCCTACGTCGGCATTTGGGACGGCACGTTCAAGTCGGCGTGGTCGGATAACCCGGCCTGGGTGTTCTACGACATGGTCACGAACGACCGTTTCGGCCTGGGTGGCATCGTGGCGCCGGAGATGGTGGATCGCTGGCGGCTGTACCAAATCGCCCAGTATTGCGACCAGCTGGTGAGCGATGGGCTCGGGGGCCAGGAGCCGCGCTTCACCTGCAACGTGTACCTGCAGACCGCCCAGGATGCCTACAAGCTGCTGCAGGATCTCGCGTCGGTCTTTCGGGGGATCAGTTACTACGCCATGGGCCAGGTTCTGGCCTCGGCGGACATGCCCATGGACCCCGTCTACACCTACACCGCTGCCAATGTGATCGACGGGCGGTTCAGCTACGAGGGCAGCGGCCGCAAGACGCGGCACACCGTGGCGCTGGTGTCCTGGAGCGACCAGAGCGACTTCGGTCGCCAGAAGGTCGAGCCGGTGATCTACCGCGAGGGCGTGGCCCGCTACGGAATTCAGCAGACCGAGGTGACCGCTTTCGGGTGCACCTCCCGAAGCCAGGCCCAGCGCATCGGCAACCACATCCTGCTGTCGGAGAACCTGGAGACCGAGACCGTGAGCTTCGCCGTCGGCCTCGATGGCGTGGTGGCCGAGCCCGGGCAGATCATCCAGGTGGCCGACCCGCGGCGGGCTGGCCGTCGGATTGGCGGCCGCATCCACTCGGCGAGCGGCCAAACCGTTGTGTTGGATCTGGCGCCGGAGGGCATGGCGGTGGGGGACAGCCTCGTGGTGATGCTGCCCACCGGCCGCAGTCAGGCACGCACCATCGCGGCGATCACCGGCAACGAGGTGACGGTCTCGGCGCCGTGGTCGGCGGATCCCCAGCCGCAGGCGGTATGGGCGACGGAAAGCGCTGAGCTGGCGTTGCAGACCTTCAAGGTGCTGGCGGTGACGGAAGGCGAGGGGATCACCTTCAATATCACCGCGCTCAAGCACGTGCCGGGCAAGTTCGCCGCGATCGATGATGGCGCCAAGCTCGAGCTGCCGCCGGTCAGCATCATCCCGCCCAGCGTCCAGCCCCCGCCGACCAACGTGACCCTCGCCTCGCGCTCGATGGTTGATCAGGGCATCGCGAACCACACGCTGACGATCGCCTGGGATGCGGCGGAAAAGGCGATCGCCTATGACGTGGAATGGCGCCGCGATGATTTGGACTGGGTGCGCGCCGGCCGCGTGTCCGCCGCCAGTATCGACGTGCCCGGCATCTACGCTGGCCAATACCTGGCGCGCGTGCGCGCGGTGAACGCCCTCGGCGCGGTATCGGTGCCTGCACTCAGTGCGCTGACCCAGATCGACGGAAAGACCACGCCGCCGCCGGCGCTCACCTCGCTGACGGCTGCCAGCGCGATCTTTGGGATCGACCTGAAATGGACGTTTCCTGCCGGGGCGACAGACACCCAGCGCACCGAGATCTGGTACAGCACCACGAACGACCGCGAAGCGGCCATCAAGCTGGGCGACTTCGCCTATCCGCAGGCCACGCACTCGCTGATGGGCCTGGCTGCCGGCGTGCGGTTCTACTTCTGGGGCCGGCTGGTCGACCGTTCGGGCAACATCGGCCCGTGGTATCCGGCGGGCTCGGGCGTGGTGGGCGAAAGCAGCAGCGATGCCGGTCCGATCCTCGACTACCTGACCGGGAAGATCGAAAAGAGCCAGCTCGGATCGGACCTGCTGGAGACCATCGACCTGGTGGACCCGCTGATGGCGGGCGACACGCTGGGGTTTGCTGGCGACAGCGCGCGCTTTGCGGGCGTGTGGACATGGGTCGATGCCCAACAGGACGGGGACCGCGCTCTGGCCACCCGCATCGACACCGTCGCCGCCCAGTTCGACGGCTCGCTGTCGCTGGTGCAGACGCAGATCCAGACCGTCAGCACGCAATCCTCGGCCGCCGCCAGCATAGCCACCCAGGCGCAGGCCCAGGTGGGGCAGGTGAGCGCGGTCGTCGATCAGCAGTCCTCCGCCATCGCCAACCTCAACGGCACGGTGGGCTCGAGCTGGTCGGCCAAGGTGGGCATTACCGCAGATGGCAAGTACTACGCGGCCGGTTTCGCGGTGGGCATCGACAACAGCAGTGGCGTGGTGCAATCGCAGTTCCTGGTGCACGCGGACCTGTTCGGCGTGCTGAACGGCACCGGTTCCGGTTCCACCATCAGCTCGCCCTTCATCATCACCGGCGGCCAGGTCTTCATCCGCAACGCCTTCATCCAGGACGGCTCGATCACCAACGCCAAGATCGGCGACGTGATCCAGTCCACAGCCACGGGCGCCGGCGGCCAGCCGCGCTGGAGCCTGAACAAGAACGGCACCCTGACGATGGTCGGCCCCAATGCCGGCAGCGGCTACCTCACGGTCAGCGACAGCGTGATCAACGTCTACGACGGCTTTGGAACGCTGCGCGTTCGCATGGGGATCTGGTGATGCCGGCCGGCCTGCAGGTATTCGACGAGTCGGCCAACCTGGTGCTGGACCTGACGACGCGCGCCAGCCGCATCGTGGGCGTGCTGCCGCTGGCCGGCAACGCGGCCGGCAGCGTCTTCGTCGATCCAACTCAGGGGACGCCCTGGGGCATCCCGGTGCCGACCAGCTACCCAACGGCTGGTGGCCACAAGATCACGATCAATGCCGCGACGGGGGAGATTGTCTACGCGCCAAACTCGGGCAATGCGTCATTCCAGAACCCGAGCAATCTCTACTACGGGGTGTACTGATGCCGGCCGGTCTTCAGGTGTGGGCGCAAGACGGTAGCAGCAAGCTGCAAGTCGACAGCGATGCATACCAGAACCTGCACATGCGCAGGAAGGGCTCCAGTGCAACCACCACGATCTATTTCCCGATCACGGGCGGCAACGTCACGTACGTCAAGGTCAATTTCGGCACGGGGTTCACGAGACGGCCGATCATCGCCGTGCAGTGCACGGCGCTCATCTCGGTGGGCTCGATCGATCAGGAAGCGGACGGCAGCTGGGCCGCCTACTTCTACGTCCGCGCGGAGATCGGCCAGTCGTTCAACTGGTTCGCTTTCGATGTCGTGACCGCCGGCGAGCTGGGAAACTTCGGCTTCCAGGTGTTCAGCGCAACGGGACTCGTGATCTACGATGCGGTGCGCAAGCCGATGCGCATCATCGGCGCGATCGCGAGCCCGGACGGGATCGCGGGGCAGACCGTCAACGTCGCGCCAGGCGGGAGCTACGCAGTGTGGTTCAACCCGGGCGGGCGCGCCGTCTCCACCGGCCCGAGCGCCGGCGTACTGTTGACGTTCGGCGCTTCGGTGCAGAACAGCTCCGGGGTGATCACGCTGGCGACATTCCAGATCAACACCATCGTCGGCGCTGTCACTCCGATCAACGGGACCGTCGCCGGCCTGGTCCTGGACGTGCGCAACTTCTGATCAGAGGCAGCTGGCCAGCTGCTGGTCGATCGGGCCGCGTGTGGTGACGCGCGCACCATCGGTTGCGGCCTCGATTTTCAAGCTAACCGGGGCCTTCGGCCAGCCGCCTTGGACCTTGACGCCGCCGTAGTAGCTTGGCTTGAACTGCTTGGCGATGCAGGCGCGCACCTCGGCCTCGGGATGGCTGCTGGGGTAGGTGTAAACGCGCTGGGAGGGCGAGCGGGTAGTGACGCAGCCGGTCATGGCCGCGGCGAGCATGAGCAGTGCTATCGAACGCATGGTTCTCTCCTTAAGTTGAGCGGCCACCGTAGCCGCCGGACGTCCCGGTCCTCGCGCAATTCTGCGCAGGTCGACAGGGCGGTGGAAGGATCCAGCCGCCGCCGCGGGGGAAATACGTTCGAATTGGCCCCGCGTGGCACACCCCCGGCCCGGGCATGTGATTACCCGTTCACATACGACGCGGCGAGAGGCCTATTCTGTACGGACCGGCCCTTGTTCGTTGGGCCGTCTTCCAGATGACGGCTTAGCGAGCCTGCACCTGCCCATTCGTGTTTTCGCAGGTGAAATAGCCATGGAACCAAGGGCCACTGACTTCACGTCAAGCAAGCCGACCCGTTTGCGCCTAAGCGCCGCCGATGTTCAGAAAGATGTCGCGGCGTTCGTCCGCGCGGGCGGAGAGATCGAGTTGCTAGGAAATACCCCTCTGCGCGGGCGCACCGGAGGGTTCGGAGGGCAGTTGAGTGCGCCCACGCGCGAGGCAAGCCGTGAACAGTGAATGGGCCTATGCCAGGTCATGGTCCTGCAACGAGATCGTCGAGTTCCGCGGCAGATACGCCATACATAAGTACTGCCATGTCGACCAGGATCCGTGCGACTTCCATGCACGCGGACCTGACCTCAACCATGTCGTTTTCGACGTGGCGAAGGAAGACGCTGAGCGCGTGATTGAGGGGTTGCGCCAGATGATTGACAGGCTCCAAGCAACCTAGCACGACGAGCTTGTGCAGCTGTGTCGCAGCCTGTGAGATTGCCTTGCCCGAGAAAGGGCTATGCGAACTCCTTTCGATATTACACAAGCGGGCCCTAGCGGCCCGAAGAAGTGTCCACATGGCGTAAACGGCAGCCGACTTAGGTTGTGGCTCCAACCGGAGGATAAGCCATGCCTCTGAACCGAGAGCAATTGCAGGCGCACCTGCACCGGCTCGAGGGCAGCGTGCCCGGGCTGGTCGATACCCAGGAGCACCACTTCATCGAGGCGTTCGCGGCCATGGCCGAGACGATCGCCGATGCCGCTGCCCCGGGCGCCGACCGGGACTGGGTCGAGCATCAGGCCTTGGGTATGCTGGCCCGCCACGGGCTGATTCCGCCGATCGACGAGGCCGCGTGACCCATGTGCTACTCCGCCCAGGTGATTGCCGACTACCGCAAGCTGGTGCGTAACTACGGCGCGGTGATGTCGCTGGATGACTTCGCCAAGCTGTACTTCCACGACCCAGGCAAGGCGAGGCCGAAGACGCCCAAGGCGATGGATGACGCCTTCGCCGAGTGGCACAACACCGCCGAGCACCACATCTGGCGCGACATCGTCGCTTGGCGCGGCATGGAGGTCATCGAACTGGAGCAGGAGCTGTTCGCACAGAAGACGCGCCTCAACACGGCACAGCGCGCTCTGCAGGTGAAGGTCACGAAGAAAGCCGAGAACGACGTCCGCGTCGCCACCAACAAGATCGAGCGCGCGACCCAGAAGCTGGCTGACCTGCGCCGCGAGGAACCGCTGGACCGCGACAGCCGCATCTTCCCCGGCATGTACGCGCCGGTGATCGTGATGGAGGGCGGCCGGCGGGTGATCAAGCCGATGCGCTACCAGTGCAGGCTGGAGGGCAAGCCAGCCTTCTACGACACCAAGTTCCCCGGCACCTACAACGCCCGCCGCGACAGCCTGGAGAGCTACTGGCGCGAGGCCTTTGGCCGGCACCACGGAATCCTGGTGGTGGACACCTTCTATGAGAACGTCGAAGGGCCGGACGGCAAGAACCAGGTGCTGCAGTTCACCCCGCGCGACCGCGAGCCGATGCTGGTGGCCTGCCTGTGGTCGGCATGGACCGACCCGAAGGGCATGGAGCCTGACCTGCTGAGCTTCGCGGCGATCACCGACGAGCCGGAGCCCGAGGTGGCCGCAGCCGGCCACGACCGGACCATCATCAACATCAAGCCCGAGCACATTGATGCCTGGCTCAACCCCGACGCGAACGACCTGGGCGCGCTCTACGCGATTTTCGACGACAAGCGGCATCCGTTCTACGAGCATCAGCTGGCGGCGTAGGGCAGCCCCATGGAAGATCCGACCGACCTGCAGCTGATCGAAGCCCTCCGAGGGCGCTGCGATGCACTGACTTGGGTGGCCACGACGCTGATCCAGTCGCATTCGAACCTCGGCCACGTGAAGGCCTGCTGGCACGCTCGACGGATGCTGGAGCTCGCCGGCGGCGTTGAACCTGCCCTCGGCGAATATCGGCAGGCGTATCTGGAAGAGATCGCGGCCTGGACGATGACGCTGGATACACTCGCGGCGCGGCGGGCGAGGGAGTAGCCTCCAGCCGCAAGACTGGCTGCCGGAGGACCTGCCATGGCTTCGCACCATGCCGACTCCCACGAGACGGCGCTGATGGGGCTCGCCGCGCGCGTGGACGCCCTGACGTGGGTCACGGGCGCGCTGCTCCGCTCCCACCCCCGGCCCGACGTGGTCCTTGCGCAATGGCGCGAGCGATCGGCAGACGCCGCCGACAGCGGGTTCGAAATCGCCAACGACCAGTACCGGGAGCTGTTCCAGGAGCAGCTGACGCTCTGGACAGGCACGCTGGAAGCGGAGGCGCGCCGGCGCCGCTGATGCGATGGACCGCGCGACGGCCACGGCGCTGATCGACCAGCTCTGCCGCGAGCTGCCCGCTGGCGGCTCGCCGGCGGCGGGCGACTTCGACTATGGCTGGTTCCGGGAGCGCGTCGGGTCGGTGGCAGAGCACTGCCGGCCGGCGGACGGGATCTATATCTGGCAATACGCCCTGTGGCACCTCGACAGGGCGGGCCTGATGCCGGAAGGGGTGACGCCGGTCCACCGCGCCTGACCTGGGCGGGCGCCGTTCACGGCGGTGATCGGGGCGTCGCAGGCCGCGAGATCGGCGGGCGTAGGATCAGCGGCATGACCCTCCCTGACGGCTTCCGATGGATTCCCGCCTCCCAGCATGAGAAGGGTGACCCGCGCGCTCTGGCCATCGGCGAGGAGATGGTGGCGATGCTGATCGACCGGATCGACGGGTCCTGGTTCGTCCGGCTGGATTGCCAGCTGGGCATCAGCGCGCCGCTGGTCACGCGCCCGTGCCGCAGCTTCGAATCGGGCCGGCAAGGCGCCGAGATATGGGCCTCCCGCCACGAGTCCCGGCTGCGGGCCCAGGTTGCCGCCAAGGTGGCCGCGCGGCCCCAGCACATGGCGATCCAGCGATGAGCCACGACGAAACCCCGATCCTCCTCAACGGCCAGGTGCCCGACGAGCCAGTGCGCCTACGCAACGGCGACACCGTTGTGCTGGTGAACCCCGCGGTCGCCGGCAAGATCGTGGTCGGGCCGCTGCGGATCCTCGGCCCCAACGGCTACCAAGCCGCCCACATCGCCACCGAGCCGCCTGGGGCGCTGCCGGACGGTGCGCCGGAGGACTGGTACTTCACCCGAGGAGCGATCCACGAAGTGCGGCGTCCCGATCCAGCCAAATGACAGGGCCTAAGGTCAAATGGCGGCACCAGACCTTGTCCTACGCAAACAGCCTGTACAGTGGCGGCCACCAGCAGCGTGGGGTGCCGTGACGTGTCGTCGCCTGGAAACAAGCCGCCTATCAAACTCGTGGCCGAGGATATCGAGGAAGCTCTTCAATTGGCCCGCGCGTCTGCTGACCCACGCGCTTACCGCAGTGCTGTCCGGACCATCTTTGCCGGCGCGGAAGCGGTGCTTTGGTACACAAAGTCCATTGCATTGGCCGCCGCCAAGCAGGACGCTAGCTGCTCGCCTTTCGAGCTGGCTGCATTGGCCGACGAGACTTACACAGTAGCCGCAAACGGTGAGGTAAAGGTTCGGCCCAATTTCATCCCAATGACAACGAGCCTGAAGCTTGTTTCGAGGATGCTAAGCAGGGGCCAGGTGTCGAATGCAGACCTTTCCTTGCCTAAGGACATAGTTGCGTCCTTCGAAGAAGCGACCAAATTGCGTCATCGAATCACGCATCCTAAAAGCGAGAGTGACCTGCAGGTGACGCAGCATGATCTTGGCAGTGCCATGTCAGCGTGGGCAACTATTCTTACCTTGGGCCTTAATGTTGTCATTGAAGTCGACAAGCGTTTGGGCTGGGGAATCGTTCCGTTTCGACCGGCGAGCGAGTAAATCAGTCGTGGATATGTCCGCCGCTCAGGTAATGCGCTCACAGCTTCATTAGCCTGCCAGTGGTTCTCGACACGTGCGGTAGGCTGCCTGTGCCTCAGCCCGAAGTGCAGGCTGGACTGCAAATCGCTGCAGCTCAGCGAGCTGTGAGCCCCTCAAGATAGTCCGCCCACACCTGCATCATGCGAGCACGCTCCTGCAGGTGCGAGGTGCGGTTGTAGGCCCTTCCGTTAGGGTCGCGCACTGAGTGCGCCAGCTGGTGCTCGATGATGTCGGGTCGAAAGCCAAGCACCTCGTCGAGCATGGTTCGAGCCGTCGCGCGGAAGCCGTGGCCCGTGACGGTACCCACCTCGTAACCCATACGTCGGTAGGCTGCGTTAATAGCGTTGTTCGACATTGGGCGCTGCGCCGACCGAGCGCTGGGGAAAACGTAGCGAGCTCGACCGGTGAGCGGTTGCAATTCCTGCAGGATTGCCAGGGCCTGCCGCGACAATGGAACGACGTGGGCGATCTTCATCTTCATGCGAGGGGCGGGTATCTCCCACCGCGCAGCGTCCAAGTCGAACTCCTTCCACTCGGCCATGCGCAGCTCGCCAGGTCGCACGAAGACGAGCGGCAGCAGCGCCAGTGCGCATCGGGTGACGATGCTGCCGCTGTAGCCCTGGATCGCGGCTAGCAGAGGGCCGAGCTCACGCGGGTCAGTAATCGCAGCGTGGTGCTGCTCTGGTGCCGGCGTCAGGGCGCCGCGTAGGTCGGCGACCGGGTTGCGCGTGGCACGGCCGGTGGCGATCGCGTACCGCATCACCTGACCGCAGTTCTGCATGATCCGGTGGGCCGACTCGAAGGCGCCGCGCTTCTCGATCCTTCTCGCCACGGACAGAAAGTCGGGTGCCTCTAGTTCGGCAACCGGCCTGGTGCCGATCCAGGGGAAGACGTCGTTGTCGAACCACGCCACGACCTTCACGCGGTAGCCTTCCACCCACTCGCGCTTCGTCAGCCATTCGCGGGCGATCACCTCGAATGTGTTGGCGCCAAGCTCGGCGCGCGCTGCCGCAGCGGCCTTCTTCTGTTGGCTCGGGTCGATCCCCTGGGCGAGCAACTGGCGCGCTTCGTCACGTCGCTGGCGGGCCAGAGACAGCGGCACTTCGGGGTAGGTGCCGAGAGAGATCAGCTTCTCCTTGCCTGCGACGCGGTATTTGAAGCGCCACCAGCGGCTGCCGGAAGGCTGAACGAGGAGATATAGCCCGCCGCCATCGGCGAGCTTCTGCGGGCGCGCGGTTGGTTTCGCGCGGCGAATTGCGAGATCGGAAAGCGGCAT